TGTACAATGGCGGCGTAGCTTTCGAGGTCCCCATGTCCGACGAGGATTGCGCCAATGAGGCACGCCTGCTCGTAGCCCAGACGGTCCTTCGCGCCCTTCAGGTCGGACCAGCAGTCGAAATGCCAGCTCTCGCTTGCGCCTTCCTTGGCTTCTTTGATCACCGGAGCCCATCCGAGCGGGATGGCGATCTCCCACAGCTTGTCGAGCTGCTTATCGGCGGCGACACCGGGGAACTTCAGGCAGGAGAGGTCGATGTCGATGCTCCGGCCGGCGTTATGGCCTGACCGGCCAGGGGTGGCGACGTACGCCGCCTTCATCGTCTTCGCGTCGAACGAAGCAGATGACGGAGGCGGCTTGCCGGCGCGTACCCATGCGTCGTACTTCGCCCTGGCGATCTTCTGGACCGCCACGTCACGATGCAGCTCGGTCACGCGGAAGTCGCCCCCGGCCGCCGTCACCGCATGATGCAGGGCAAGAAGCGCCTCTGCGGTGGCGGGATGCGCCACGCCGGCCTTACCGAGCTTGTGCAGCGGGATGAGCGTTTCGCGCGCACCGCCTGTTCCACCAGACTTCTGGTAGCTCGACAGGATGCACGGATCGACGGGGACGAGTGCGACGGGAGCCGGCATTGTTATTCCTCTTTCGCGGACTGGGTGCCAAAGAAGTAGGCGAACACCAACATCGTCATGTCCTTAATGAAGGAAAGCGTGGTGATGCGCTCTTGTTCAGTTAGAAGCTCCACATGCGGCCCAGCGACCAGCATGTCGGCCGCGTAGATGGCGACGAGGATGGCGCACATCGAGGTGGCGAACGCCGTGAGGGCCGTCTGCGAGTTCTTCGCTGCGGAGAACATGCGCTGCACGCCGACCTGAATCCCCACGAGGATCGCGGCGCCGAGGATGATGGCCACGATGGTGGTGCCCGCCGAATCGTAGAGACTGGCAAACGGATGCGCCGGGGCCTCCTCCACGACTACCGTGGCCTCGGTCGGAGTCGGCGGCGCCACTTCCGGCGCAGGCGCATCAGCGGGGACGACGGCGAGAACGTCGGTGTCGAGCGTCGGCTCCACCGTTTCCAGAGGCTGCACGGGTTCCATGTCAAACCTTCTTCTTGGCGGCCGTAGCGGCGGCCTTTTCGAGCTTCTCGATGCGCTCTTCGATCTCGTCGGCGTCGAAGCCGGCCGGAAGGCCGGCGCTCTTGGCGCTCTTGGCAGCGGCTTCGGCCTTGGCCTCGACGGCCGCGAGCTTCGCCTCCAGTTCACCGTGCTTCAAGATGCAGGGCGGCGGGCTCTGGCTGGGCGTCTGCGACTTCAGCTCCAGCTCCTTCATCTTTAGCTCGTGCGACTGCTTCGTCTGCTGGGAGTAGAACTTCCACGCCGCCCCGCCGCCCAGGACGGCGATGGCCGCGAGCGCGATGGCCAGCGTGGAGTCCCCGCCGGCCGCGCCGACGAGGCCTTGAATCTCGCTGGCGGCGGTGGTCGGGTCGGGAGCGAGCGTCTGGGCAACGGGTTCCGGGGCGGGAGCGGGCGCAGCGGCCGGAGCTTCAGGCGCGGCGACAGGCGCTTCGGGAGCCGGAGCGGGGGCAGGAGTAGGGAGAGCAGCGGGATCCATGTGTTCTTCCTCCAGGTGAAAGCCGGCGTCGGCTTCAAAGGTGCAGTCCGCGATGCGGTACACGCCGCCTCTCGGATGCTCGATGCGCCCACCGGGGAGCAGCACGCCTGTTTCCCCGGCGTTGAAGTAGCAGCGGTCAGGGGCTTCCGGTTCCATCGCCAGCGGTGGCGGGGACGGACACGGACGTGACGCCCTGCACCGCTTCGGCCGCGATGCGTGGGTCAACACCCTTCAGGAGCGCGACGATTCCGATGAGGAAGATCACCATCGCTACGAGCGCGCCCAGGAACTGAACGCGAAAGACGCGCAGCTCCTTGATGACATCCGTATGCATCGTCTGAAGCGTCTGGATGAGCGCCGTTTCAAGCGGTGTCAATCCTTCCGGCAGCGGGGATGCCATCAGACAACCAGCGCCGCGTCGATGGAGGGCACGGCGTCGGCGGCGGCCTTCGCGGCCTGCTCCTGCTCATAGCGAATCGCCGTCTGGGCGATGCCGGCCACGAAACCCTTTCCGATCTCGGTCACCACGTCCTGCTTCGAGGGCACGTCGGCGTCCGGCTTCGTCAGGAGGGCGGTGTACGCGGAAACGATGCGCGCCGCGTCCGCATCCGCGAGGGTGAAAGAAACGGCAGCGCCGTCGAGCGAGAACGAGATGTCGGCCACGTTGCCTCCTAAGGTGCGATGAGGCCCAGGCTACGCATCCGAGCGAGCAGGGCGTTGAGCTGAGCGACCACGTCCCCCGTCCCCGTGCTGTCCGCGACGGCGGCCGGCTGCGTGACGGGCGTGGTTCCGAAGAAGCCGAGCTTTTGCGTGGTCGCGGTCGCGATCTTCGTGCCGGTCGTCGTACCGACCGCAATGTTCTTAGCGTCCGCGAAGATAAACGACCCGCTGGAGTTGATGGTCAGGCAGGTAAAGCCATCGGTCTGGAACTCCATCCCGCGCCCGATCCCCGTTCCGCCCTTCTCCGTTCCAATCGTAAACGTGCTGCCGACCCAGCCCACCTTCGCGCGTTCGTAGTTGGTCACGCCTGCGTCAGTCGTGGCGTAGATGCGGAACATCTGCGCGCTGGTGCCGTTGCGCTGCGCCAGCGTGTTGGCCGCATCACGCCGAAGCGCAAGGTCCGCCGTCGCGTTGTTGTTCGTCGCGGAGGACCACGAGAACGTCCAGTCCGACGCGAGGCGCGACTCAAGGTTCGTCGCGTTGTAGTTCTGGCCAATGATGCCGTTGACCCATACCGCGAGGTTGCTCGTGTTGGTCCCGAGGCCCGTGTTGGTGGCCCCGAGAAACGAGATTCCCGGCGAGTTGCCTGCGACGACCGAGCCGAGCGGGAACTGAGCCTGCGAGGAGTTGAGCGTGGCGACCGACGGGATCGTCAGGTTGCCACTCTTGGCCACCGCGAACTTGCTCACCGATCCCACCTGGAGATCGAAGAGGTTCGACGCGGCGGCAGACGCCGTGTCCGTCACATTGAGCTTCAGCCCGGTGAACGTGACCGCGCCGGCGTTCCAGGTCTGCGCGAGGTCGAGCAGCGGCGCGGACGTGGTGACAGCGCCCGAAGAGATGACAAGCTGCTTTCCGACGGTCAGCTTCCCCGTCGTCTTGTCAAAGACGAGGCCGGCGTCGCCGCCAAACGCACCCGCATCGTTGAACTGGATCTGCGTGTTCGCGCCCGCGACGGACCCGCCAGTGGCCGGAGGAACCGGATACGATGTCTGTCCCGACGTCGGCATGGCGTCTCCTACCCGTTCGCGTAGACGATGAAGCGCAGCGCGTACGTGAACTGGTTGTTCGCGCCCGCGTTCGGGACGGGCATCATGTACAGCCGCCCGTTCACGTCGGCCTGCATCACGACCGGGGCGTCCGCGAGCTGCGGGTCGAAGAGATTCGCGACCAGCGTGACCGCGCCCTGGAACTCCTGGCTGATGTCCCCGGCCGTCGTCACGCCGCTCTTCGAGAAGATGATGGGCTGAAACGAAGCCGCGCCGCCAGCGACGTGATCCATCTTGAAGCGGACCAGTCCGACCTTCACGAAGGGACGGCCGAGGTTCAGCGTGATGACCGTCGTGTTGTCGACGGTAGCCGCAGTCGTCGCGTACTGGGTCGGCGAGTTCGCGTCAACCAGCGGTATTGCGAGTACAGGGGTATTGCTCTGCATACGGGGGCCCTCACGGCACTGCAAGAGTACCGCGCGATGATGCAGATCGCAAGCCCGTCAGTCGCTAAGGCTGCCCGACGTCGAACTCCACAACGAGCTCTTCGCCCGCCGTATCCGGGTCGGTCTTGAGCGACACGGCCAGCGTGTTGCCCGCCGCCGTCGCGATGACCTCGAACTCGACGACAGCCACAATGCTCTCGCCGGGCGCGAGCGTGATGCTCGGAAGGTTCACCACGATCTGGTTGTCGGTGTAGATGGTGCCGATGCCGGCGTCCAGCGCGCGGGGCTTGCCCGAGCCCTTCGTGACGCCGCTGATCGACGTGATGTTGCCCGAGGTGTCCTTGCGTCGGATGTCGAGGTTGACGCGGCCCGTGGCGCCGGCCGGAGAGACGGCCGCCGTGATCCAACGAATGCGCCCGCGCACCTGCGAGGCCATCGTGGTGGAGTAGGCGCTGCGGAGCGTGTAGTAGTTCGAGAACTTCACGCCTGCGGCGGTCGTGTCGATCGCCGTGATCGCCGTGAGCGGAACCGAGGCGCTGCGATTGACCGCGATGCTGCTGACCAACACGCCGTCGGTATACGCGGCCGTCTGGGTCGCGGTGGCGTTCGGGACGGCGTAGAAGCCGCCGCTGAACTGAGTCACTGAATCGGGCATGACCGCTCCTGGCACGATACGGTATCACGAAGAACGCGCCGAGGCTACTTGCGTAGCCCCGACGCCGGGTTACATACCCTTCGTCTCGCGGAGCTTCGTCGGCTCCTCGTACTTCACGGTCCGCTGCGGCGACGTCATCGACACGTCAATGCCGAGTGCTGCCCTGCACACCCGCAGAATCTGACCGCGAAGATTGGTGCGCTCCATCGGCTCGCGCTCCCAGCGGAGCAGCAGTGCGTTGAGCTCGCCCAAGAGCGGCGTGTTCTCAAACGCCATCGACCACACCCCGCCTCGGACGTAGTACCGCTGGTCGCGCAGGACGCCCGCGTCAGGGTACTCCGCTTGCAGCTTGCGGATGCGCTCGATCTCCTCGGGCGGCAGCTGCTTCAGGTTCTGGCCCGTTTCATCGACGATGAACGGATCGACGTCGGCCGGCACGCGGAGGAACGTCGTGCCATACATGTCGTCGATCATCTTGCCGATGAGCGGGTGAACCACCGTCGCCGCGCGCTGCGTGATCTCGGCGGCACCGCTCACGCCGAGCGCCAGCTTCTTCGGCGGCATGGCGTCGGTGCTCATGTCCGCGAGGAGCGGCGCGAGGATCGGCGAGCGCTCCGGGTCAAAGACCGGCTCGATGACGCGCATGACCTTCACTTCGCGCGCGCCACCTTCCGTCAATGCCCCGCCCGAGAGAAGGTCGGGGGCCTGCGACGACGCGACGATGAGGGTAGCCGCCATCTGCGTGATGTGCCGCAGTCCGGTTTCAATCGACGACTCCGGCCAGAACATCTCCATGAACGAGTGGTCGTCGCCAAGAAGCGACTGATACACCTGTACGGCTTCCGTCTTCGGAAACGGTACGGCGAACCCCGCCCGCTCGCGCAGATACGACACGCGACTGACCTTGCTCGGCTTGGCCTGCGCGTACCGCGAGAGCCGCTGAATGTCGGAGAAGAGGCCCGCCTCGCGCATCCGCAGCAGCTCAGGCGACAACTCGTAGAGTCGTCCCTCCTCTACATCGCGGCCGCGGCCGAGAAGCAACATGCGCAGCGCGTGCTTCGCGTCGTCGGGTGGGTCGCCGTTGTACTGATTGTAGAACTCCGTGACGATGCTGTAGTAGCTGTCCTGGAGATTCGGCGGCATCGACTCGACGTCCATCCCGAACTCGTCGCCGACGGCGCCGTAGAGCACCTCGGTGAGAAGATCGGCGCTGCGCTCGCGCGCTCGGCGGATGCACATCATGCGGTACGCGCCCCACGGGCTGAACAGGTTGTTGAAGACCTGCACGTTCGCGTTCTTCTGGAAGGCCCAGAAGGGGAACATGATGCCGACGAGGATGCTGCGGTCTGCCTTCGTCATCGACTGGCTGTAGTCATACAGCGCGTCGATGGTCAGGCGCGCCGCCGTACGCGGGTCGTAGCCCGCTTCCATGAGCGCCACCATGGCGCCGAGGCGCTCACGTTCGCCCCAAGCCTCGGCCGTGTCGCTGACCGTGCTCTGCCAGTCGGCAAGGAAGTTTTGAATCTTGCCGCGGAGGACGCGACCCTCGCCCGCCTTCTCCAGCGCCGCCTCTCCTTCGATCACGTTCTTCCAACGCATCATCTCGGTGTTGATGAACAGCGCACCCTCGCGCTGAATCACGTTCGACAGCTGCCGTGTGTCGAAGCTGGCGAAGACGCCTTCCTCGACCGCGAGGTTACGGATCTCGCGGAAGCTGTACACCTTGTCGCCGGCGCGGAAGCTACCGTCGATCCCTTCGAGGATCGGGTTCACTTCAATGCGGTACTTTGCTGCGCCGAAGAGCTGACCGATGCGATTGCCGAAGAGATCGCCCTTGGCTTGAAGCGCGCGCCGCGCCCGCTCCAGAACATCGCGCGGGATGCGCTGCTCACCGCCCGGCAGCTTCCGGGCGAGCTCCAGCGCTTGCTGCCACGCGGGGAGCACCATCAGGTCCTGCGCGATGACGCGCGTGACCGAGTTCGCAGCGATGCCCCAGCCATACGTCATCCCGGACTGGATGAAGTGATCGACCGTGTTCGCCATGAAGTAGCGCTGCCGCAGGAAGAAGCTGCCGCGCGTCATGCGCGTCTTCATGTATCGGTACAGCGTGTTGAACGCGTCGCCGCCCGTCGAGGCTTCAAGGGGACGATACTTCACGCGGGCCAGCGCGTTCGCCATACGCTCGCGCGCCTGCTTCGGGATGTAGTAGTCGACGCCCAGGATTCGGTCTGCGACGAAGTCTGCGTTCAGCCCATACCGATCGATGATGCGCTGAATCTCCTCGGTGTACTGGGCGGGCCACGCTTCGCCGGTGATCCAGCTCGTGAACGCCATCTTCGCCGGCTCGCTGATGCCCAGGTCGAGCTTGATCAGCGTGCGCTTCGCGACGTCCGCGGAGCCGTAGCCGCCGATGATAACGGCGAGCTGCCGCTTGGCCTGCTCGTTGTAGATCTCCCCTGCCTGCCCCAGGAACGTCTCGACGGCGTTCCGGGAGTCGCCCTTGAACATCTTCCAGGCGCCCTTCTCGTCGTAGCCGCGGCCCGTCTTGCCGGCGATGTACGTCAGGAGCTCCACAAGCTTGAACTCGTACGGCGGACGCGCGACGTTTGGCGCGCCGACTGCGCTGGAGATGGCCTGCGCCAGTCCGATGCCGAGCTCGTCCTCTGCCTTGCCCGAAGCATGCAGTAGCGTCTCGATCGCCTTGCCCAGGTCGTCGCGCACCTTGGCCGCTTCCTTCGTCGCCTTCGCGAACGGGATCAGATGACCGTCTGCGTCCACGCCTTCGTACCCGATCGTGGTGAGATGTTCCGTCCACTTCGGCTGGCTCAGCACGTCGGCGAGACGGCTGAGCGCGTACTGCTGTTCTTCGGGCAGGCTCTCCAGCGTACGCCGCAGCATGGTGCGGAACGACTCCATGAAGTCGTGTCCGCCCGACGTGATCGGCCGGCCGCCGAGCCGGGTGACGCGCGGGTCTCCCGACAGGAATCGGTACAGTGCGTCGGACTTCCCGGACTCCAGCGCGTCGTTCACCAGCGTCACCGTGTCGCCGATGGCGTTCTCGATGACGCGCTCGCTCGTGTCGAGCGCCTTGCGCATCTCAGGCGGCATAAGGCGCACGCCCTTTTCGCGCGCAACGTCGCCGCCGAAGAAGGCCGCCGCCACCGAGCGCAGCCCGGTGCGCAGGTACGCCGGCATCCCCGTCTCGTCGCCCTGCTTCGCGAGCACGCTCCGAAGCGACTCGACCGCCGTATCCTCTTCGATCAGACCGGTCTGCTCCAGCCGCTTCCCCGCGAGGTTCAGCTTCAACCCGCGCTTCCGCGCCGCCGTCGTCATGCGCGACTTATCGAGCTCGGCCTGGGCCTCCGCCAGATCAGACGCCGTCCAGTCCTGCTTCCCAAGCACCTTGACCGGGAAGCTGATGTACGGCTTGTCGTCCGCCACCTTCTTCGCCGCCGCGGTGTCGAACTGCTTCATCAGGTCTTCGACCGACGTGCGCGGAATACCCTTGCGCTGAGCCTCTTCCGACAACTTGCGGAGGAACCCGATGTCCTCTTTTGGTCCGCCAAGAAGCTCTCGCCGCATCACTTGCTTCAGCGACGGGAACGACTGCTCCTCCGTCTCCTGGAGCAGACGGTCGAAGACGGCCTTGACCTCGGGAGCCACCGGCTTCCCGATGACCGGGTCGGTCACGCCCTTGTAGATGTCGACCAGCACGCGCTTCAGATGCGCGAAGACCTCGGCAAGCGTCGGCGTCGGCGCCACGCCTTCCATGACGTACTGCTCGAACGCCTTGGCGAACAGCTCCTCGGCGCGTTCGACGTCGGCAGCGCTTCCGACAAACTCGCCGAACTCGTGCGTGACATTCACGCCGGACCGCCGGATCCAGGTCGTGATGTTCTCCATGTCCTTCACGTCGAGCGCGTTGCGACGAACGATGTGCGCGGCCTCGTGGAGCACCGTCGAGGCGTCCGCGCCGTCGAAGAGCGCGATGACGGCACGCCCGTCTTCCGCCCAGCGAACCGTACCCTTGATCTGGCCGGTCGGCCCCACCTGTCGGAGAATGTTCGGGTCTTCGGTTTGACGAGCCGCAGCTTCCGGGATACCGGAGGGCTGTGGGGGCTCCACGGACAGGTACTTTCCGCGGGCGCCGAGCGTCTCCTTCGAGACGAAAGTGCCGTTGCCGGCGAGCACTTCGTCGAGGCCGCGGATGATCGGTGCGTCAGACTTGAGCCCGAAGACGCTCTTCACCTTCTGAACGAACTCGACGAGCCACTGCTTCGCCTTGGCCGTGAGTCCCTTGTTGAAGGCGGCGAAACGGCCCGCGACGATCTCGCTGGCGTGAACGGCCCAGAACTCCGACGGGTTCAAGAACTGGTAGTACTGGATCGGGAGCTTGCCCGAGGCGAACGCCTCGGCCACGTCCTTGTAATCGACGCCCGTGAGCATCTTCTCCAGGAACGGCCGCTGCTCGGGCGTCGCGGTCTTCAGCGTCGCCGTGAGCTGCTTCCGCCATTCCTTGCGGATGGCGTCCTGCATCGCCTCGGGCAGCATCCGCTCGGTGTGGTGCAGGATCTCGTGCGTCGCCGTCAGCTCGTCGCCCTTGTCCTTGATGAGCACGACGAGCTGCGAGGCGCGCTCGTAGAAGCCCGCCGTCATGCTGTCTTCGCCGCCCTTGCGGACGGAGATCGCGAGCTCATCCGCGAGACGCGGGTTCTGCTGGAGGAACCAGTCCGCGAGCTCCACCCCGGCGTCGTCGAGCCGGCCGTCGGCGCGCGCCGCGAGAAGACGCGAACGCACCCAGTCCGTGCCCCGCTTCGGTCCCTGCGTCGCGCGGGCGCGTCGGATCTGTGCTTGATCGTCCAGGTCGTCGGTGATCGCCGCGACGAGCTTGAAGTACTCCTGCTCGGTGATCTTGCCGGCTTGTAGACCTTCGCCCGCCCGACGGAGTCGCTTCTGCGCGCTGACCCGGAACGTCTTGGGGATGTCCTCGTACTCGTGTCCAGTGTCGACGCCCATGATTCGCGCGATCATGACGTCGGCAATCCGCGACCGGCGCGCCCGGTCCATGTCGACCCGGAACGCTTCGCTCTTCACGCTGATGCTGCGAGAAACCTCCGGCGCCTCGGCCTTCGGCGCCTCGGCCTTCGGGGCCGGCGCAGGCGCCTCGGCCCGCGGCCCCAGGGGCAGCGGCTGCTGCTTCCCCGCCTCTTCGGCGAGGCGCTTCTCCGCCACGTTCCGAGCCGCCTGATACTCCAGCTCTGCTGCTTCGTCCGCGACCTCCGCCGCGCGGAGCTCCTCGGTCGCCTTGGTCAGGGCCTGCGCCGCCTTCTTCTTAGCGGCGGGTGTCTTCGCTGCGTCGACCGCAGCCTGCGCGTCTTCCTGCTTCCCTCGCGCAATCTTGAGCTTGTTCTCGGCCACCTTGCGCGGCTTCTGGGCCTTCTTGACCTCGGGCGACTTGTCGATGTCCGCGTCCGCCACACGAACCGCCGGCGCTTCGGTCGCAGCCTCGACCGCAACTTCGATCGGTGCCTTGCTCGCAGGAGGCGTCGAAGGCTCCATCTTGGAGAGAATGTTCGCCTTCGCGCGTTCGATCGTGTCATCGCCGGTGATGTCGGCGCGACGCCAGTTCACGTCCGTGGGCCGCTTCTCGTTGTGCTTCGCCACAGCGACGCGAGATTCCGCCTTCGCGTAAACCTCCGCTTCGTCGGGAGTCATTCCCCGGCGAAGCCCCCGAAGAAACGCGTCCTTGACGTAGCTCTTGAGCCATGCGTCAAACCCGGCCGCACCCACCGGCACACGACCGAACGGCGCGGTCATCTTGTCCGCCCGTGCCGCCTCTTTCTGGGCTTCCGCGTCCAAACCAGTCATCGCTGCGAAGAGGCGCTTTTTCTGCTCACTCTCCAGCGTGTCATACCACGGGATCGGCTTTGCCGCTTCGACTGGCGCTTCGACAGCCGCCGTGATAGGGGTAGGGGTAGGCGGTTCTGCAATAGCAGGAGTCGGAGGCTTCGGGGCTTCTGCGCGAGCAAAGGCGGCTTGCCGGCGTTCAAACGCCGCAGCGGCTTCTTCGCTGTTCTCGCCGAACTTTCGGATCGCCTCCATCCAAGCAACGTCGGCGCGAAGGATGTCGGACATCGCGTCTGCGGGCGTCAGCGTGACCGGCGCCTCGACGAAGGCCGCCTTCGCGGCGTCGAGTCGCCGGCTGAGCGCGTCCATCTGCCGGTCGATGGCGTTCGCCTCGTCCAGGTCGTCGGTTTCGAGGGCGATGTCTCGCTCACTGCGAAGACGCTCCATCTCCGCCTCAAGCTTCGCGACGTCGGGCGTCGGAGCAACGGTCGGCGCGGGAGCCTTCGGCGGCTCGGGCGTCGGGATGGCGGCCGGCACCTTCGGGGCCTCGACGACCGCCTCGGCGGCCGGCGCGGCCTCGACCGCGGCGCGCTCCGCCTTCACCTCGGCGTGAACCTGCCTGACGTCCTTCGGGTCAAGCTTGAATCCGCCGAAGAGCGGCTTGATCTTCACGCCGGGGTTGGCGCGCAGGTACTCGCGCAGCTGCGCCTTCCGGCCCTCGACCGTGTCCGCCAGGACGGGGAGCACGCCGGGGGCCGGAGCAGTCGCCTTCGGCGGAGCCGCGGCCGTCGGAGCGGCCGCCGGGGTCGGCGGAGTCACGGCTGCGGGCGGAACCGCCGGAGGCGTCGCGGGCGCCGCCGGCTTGATCTCAGGAGCCTTGCGGATGGCCGGCTCGCCCTTGGCGACGCGAGCCTCCATCAGCTTCTCGGCTTCGGCGATGCCCTGCTCGAACGCAGCGCGCGTCGAGGTAGGCGGAAGGCTACGCGACCGCACCGGCGCGTCGCCGACACGGACGATGACGCGGAGCGGTCCGCCCTTCGTCGGCTCGTCCACGATGACGCGGGCGTCTCCGATGATGATGCCCTTTGCGACACCCGCGCCGTCGGCCGTTTCCTGGGAGAACTGCACGAGCGGCGTCGGCCGCGCCAGCGCTTCGTCAAAGAGCCTCCGCGCGTCCGCGGCCGATGCGATGTCCACCAGCGGCGTACCCACCGGGATCGGCGGCCGCATGCTGGCGAGACGCGCAGCGGCGCTCGATGCAGCCCTCGGCGTTACCGACGTCGCGGCGGCCGCAGCGGCAGGAACCGCGGCCGCAGGAGCCGCGGGGGCGGCCGGAGGAATCGGCACGCCACCGGCGCGCGCCAAGTCCTCAAGCGTGCCTCGCTCGACCCCGATGTCCCGGTAGACGTCGAACAGGTCACGCTTCTGGCGCGCCGCGACCCCCTTCGCCATGGCTTCGACGCCAGTCGCCGCCTGCACCAGATCTTCGAACTTCGCGTTCGGCAGAACCTGCCGCAGCTTGTAGAGGAACAGCGAGCCACCCGGGGAGAGGCGCACCGGCGCGCCGTCCGGCCCTCGTGCCACGACGTCGTCGAAGATGGCGACGGGCTGGACGTTGATCTTCGCTTGGTCCGCGATCTCGTCGCGGAGCAGCGCCGCAGCCAGCCCACGCGCCTCGTTGTTCTGCTCAACCGCGCGCAGCGCCCGGTCGAAGAGCGCCATGTCAGCAATCCGAATCTCGTCGATCGTCTTGCCCTTGACTCCGCTGAGCTTGCGCGCCAGCTGCGAGGGCAGCCGACTCTCGCCGGGCGTGTGCAGCGCCTGCCGCAGCGGCGCGTAGTATTCCGTGCCGTACTTCGGGCTCGCCTTCAGGTCGGCCTGGAGCGCAGCCCGAAACGCCTTCTCGTCGGTGAGCGCCAACGGCGCGCGCTTCGCCACGATGTCGGCGAGCTCATTCACCTCGTCGGCGGAAATCGTCGGGAACTTGAACTCCTTGTCCTTCGCGAGGCGCGCCCTCGCGCGGTTCAGCACGTCGCGCGTAGCGCCACGGGCGTAGAACTCGGCGTACGCGTCGGTCGACTTCGGCGCGTTGGCGAGGTAGCTCGCCTTGGCCTCGGAGATGCGCTCCAGCTGACGCCGCGTGTTGTAGAGCTCCGAGTACGCGGTCATCGGAATGTCGCGCTTCTTGAGCTTCGCGCTGAGGATGTCCTTGCGCAACGAGGGGTGCAGCCACGTCCGCGATTCGGCCTCGCGCGCCACCTGCTGCGAGAAGTCGCCGGGCCCGCCACCGATCAGCGCAGCGAGGTCCTCGTTGTAGATGTCGCTCTCGGGGTCGTGCATCTTGATCGCACGCGCCGCCTCGGCGTCGAACCGGTCGAGGCTGTCTGCTGCGACGGGGAGCAGATTTCGGAGCTCCGCCTCGGCCTCAATCGCCTTCTCGTACTGTCCTGCCTTGCGAGCCTCCGCGGCCACGCGCAGCAGCTCGGTCGCCTTCGGCGCAGCGACTTTGAACTTCGCCGTCCTCGCGGCGGCGCGGATGCCCTTGTACGCGACGTCTCCCGCAGCCAGCACATCCGGGAACGCCACCGAGGCCACGAACCCCGCGGCGACGACGGGCGCGCGGACGAACGCCGAGGAGCCCTCCGTCTCCTCCAGCGCGTAGTCCAGGAAGTTTGCGCCGGTCTGGACGCCCTGTGCCGCCGTTCCGCCTTCAAGCTTGCCGACGATGGCCGCCTGGGGAACGTCAATCGCGCGGAAGAGTACGCCGAGCGGCGACTCCTGGCGGAACACCGCCTGATTCTTGTTGTTGAACCCGATGAGCTCGATGTTCGGCTTCAGCGCGCCGAAGAAGCCGGGAGGCACACGCCCTTCCGTGACCTCGACATCCTGCATCGTGACCGCGGGCGTCCACTGCCCGACGGTCTTGTACGCCATAATCTCGTTGACGGCCTGCCGACGAATCTTCGCCATGCGCTCCGTCGCATCGGGTTGCGACACCGAGATGTTCGCGCGGCGCGCGAGCTCCTCTGTACGCTGCTGAATGTAGCGCTGCGTCGCACCCGTCTCGGACCGACGCCCGTAGAGGTCGTACAACTGGACGGCGTTCTTGTCCTTCTTCAGCCCCTGCACGAGCAGCGCGGCCACGGTGTAGCCGTGCTCGCCCGGCTTCGAGACTTCAGGGAGCTCCGTGCTGGTCCCCGCGGCGAGGTAGCCTCGCGCGCCCAGGGCACCCGCGGCGGCGGCGCCGGCAGCCGCGCCCGCCGGCCCGCCCGCGAGCCCGCCCATCACGGCGCCAAGAGTCGCGCCGCCGGCAGCCCCGGACACGCCCTTGTCGGCGCCCGACTGCACGATTTCAATCGTGTCGCTGGCGATGCCCTGCTGGGCCTTCTCGGCCGCGTCAACGATCTTCTTGAACGCCGCCGCGCGCTCGTTGACCGGCATGAAACCGAGCACGCCGCGCTCGCGGTTCGCCTGCGCGACCTCGTCGTAGCTGCGGCCCTTGCGCCGCGCCTCGTAGAGACTCTCCAGGTTGACGCCCTGCGCCTCGGCAACCTTGTTGATCTGCTCGAAGGGCAGCCCGGTGCGGAGCTTATACGCCGCAACCGCGCGGTTGAACGTCGGGCCCGTCGCGACATCAAAGAACTGGCGGTAGTCGACGATGCGCTTCAGGTCAGGGGGCAGCTCAAACTTTTCAAGAGGAGGCGCCTTGACAGGCTCCGCGGCTTTGGTTACCGTAGGGCCAGGGGGCCGTGCGGTCTTCTTCTGCTTCGGAGCGGCAGGAGTCGTGGCGGCCGGAGCAGGTGCGGCGGGGGCCGGAGAAGGCGCGACCGGCGCGGGGGCCGCAGCGGCGGCTTCGGCCTGCTTCTTCTCGGCGGTCTGCTTCAGCTCACGCTCAAGGAAGAACTTCTGAGCGGCGAGTTGCTGGGCGGCATCGGGCTTCCCGGCCATCGTGTCTCCTGGGGTCGGGGCAGCCAGAACGCGGCTGCGCCCGCACCGCATCGTAGCATGTTGACGAAGCGGTTGCAGGCGCGAGGATGTAGGAACTGATTACTTCGGCGCGAACTTGTCCATCAGCTGTTCGTTGGTGCCGACGTACCCGTACTCGCGCATCTGCGCGGCAAGGTTCAGCACGTCTTGGAGCCGACGTTGCTGGTCTTCTGCCAACTTTTTGTAGTCTATCGGCGCGACTGCGCCGCTTTGAATCTTTGCTTCAAGATTTGCCTTCCCCTTGTCGTACGCGGAGATCGCTGCGGTGAAGAGCCGTCCTGCACCAATCGCTTGGTTCGCGAGCTCTTGCATCGGCTTGCGCTCCCACTCTACCGTTCGCGGTGCGATCGTCGGGCTAACCGCCCGATCGGGGCGCGAAGAAAGTGTGCCGCCGCCCGGAGTCGGTCGCTCCCCCGCGTGTACGGTGAGCGGCTGCATCGACGGGCGACGCGTCTCTCCGGGTGCGGTCGACATCTGCACTTCGCCGATCTGGCCCGCGCGTTGGAGGTCGCGGATGCGGCCCACTGCCTCCAGCGCTTCCTTCCGCTGTTGCGCTTCTTCCATCCACGCATCGCCGCTGGCCGCCAGCATTTCCGGCGAGGCTTTCTGCTGGCGTCCCGGCGACCGGCGCTGTGCGACTGCGGCGCCCGTGGCAGCGCCAGTTGCAGCGGCGGTCGCGACCGCGGGCTTGACCGCGGATGGGGTTGCGACAGCCCCTACCGGTGCGGCGACGGCGGCAGGAAGCGCGGCGGGAGGTGGCGTCACGGCTCCGACGGCCTCGGCAAGAAGTTTCGTACGAGGGGGCATCAGGACCTCCCGAGCTGGCGGTACGTGGTGAGCTTTCCCTTCTCCGTCGGCGCGATCGGTACAAACGGCAGTGTGGGCTCTGGCCTCACTCCCGACTCACGAGCGGCCTTGTCGGCTTCTTCTTTCGCGCGGCGCTTCCGCTCCGCCTCGGCCGCGGCCTCGGCAGCTATGCGCACTTGCGCTTCCGCCGGAGACTCGACGTACGGAGTCACCATCTTTTTCGGGCCTTCTACCAGTTCGGCGGCTCGCCGCTCTGCGATGGACGTGCGGCCGGCCGAGGTCTGCGCCTGCTCCGGAACGCCCTCACCTACGCCTTCGAGGCTGGGTGACGGGATCTGCTTGTACGACGCGGTCTTCGCGGCGGCTTCCTTGGCGGACACAGGCTTCGGCTTCGGTGCGGCGGCGTTCTCGGGGAGCTCGCTTCCTACTCGCTCCTTGCGCCTTTCCTTCTCGGCGCCCACAGCGGGGGCTCCGCCAAAGCGCCTCGCCTCTTCGCGCTTTGCCTTGAGCTTCTCGAAGAGCGGCTTTCGCTCCTGCCCGGCCTGCTGGAACGTCCGCGTCTCGGTGCCCAGAACTCCCGTCTCGATGGCTGGCGTCGGCAGCGTCGGCTGCGCGACACGAACATCGCCTTCCATCGTCGACGGCACGTACGTCACGGGCGGTGCAGTCGGAGCAGGGGCTGTCGACGCGGGGCTCGTCGAGGTAGCCGCCGTCGTCGGCGCGGGCGCCGCGGGGGCCTTCGGCGCAGGCGCCGCAGGAGCCACGGGAGCCGTCGCCGCGGCCGGCGCCGTCGTCGCAGCCGGCGCCGTAGTTGCAGGCGCCGTCGCGGCTTCCTCGGCCTCGGTTTGAAGCTTGGTGGCTTCCATCGTGCCCGGTGCCGAGCCCACATCAAGGCGCCCCAGTGCTTCCCCTCGCGCCCATGCCTGGGGCGACTTCGCGGCGGCCACGTCCAGCGCAGTGACCGGAACGTCGGGCGGAGGCGGGACGGGCTTGTCGACTCCCGGAATCTTCGAGACGGCGTCGGGCGACAGCGCCTCCTTCACCAGCCGCTCGTCGCGCGCCTCGGCGCGCGCTGCCGTGGCTTCCCGCCCCAGCTGCCCGGGCAACGCCCGCGCGCCCATGGCGATGAGGTCCGGCTTCCCCTCTTCCCGGATTTCTACCTTGGCGCCGCGCGTGACGACGAACTGCCCGTTGTTCAGGCTGATGGCGCCCGTGCCGTAGCGCATCTCCGTGCCGGCGTGCATCTTGTCCCGGAAGCCCGTGACCTGGACCTCGCCAAGGTTCTTGATCTGATCGGCAGCGACCGTCCGCACCGGAGAGTTCTTGACGATGGCCGCGGCCTCTTCGGGGCTGGCCTCACCGTAGACCCCGCCCGTGGCGGCGAGATCGGCGCCCGTGAAGTAGCGCTTCACCGTACCATCGTCGTTGTACACGGCCGCGAGGCCGAGGTCCTGCGCGTTTGCGGGAACGTCTGCCCTCTCCCATCCCGACGCCGTGTACTTGAACGTCTCCCCTTCCGGCGTCTTGACGTACTGGTCATCACCTGCCGCGAGGAAGCGGTACCCGGACGGGGTCGTGCCTGCTTCGGCGAGCCGCTTCTTGTAGTCTTCCGGAGAGAGGACCGTCTTCCCGTCCGTGTCGATGGCGTACTGGCCGTTCGCGAGCTTGTACTCCGTGAGGATGCGCTCCCGGAGCGCCGGGTCCGTCGCCGTGACCGTCACCAACTGACCCGAGCCGCGACCCGCGAGGAACGGCCCCTGGCGGTTCGGATGCTTCAGCTGAAAGGCGAAGCGGGCCAGCGCCCGGATGTCGTCCTTGCCGGCCGTGTAGTAGACTTTCCCGTTCTCATCGACACGGGCCATGCCCAGGTTGTCGAACCCGTTGTCCTTCGCCCACGCTTGAAAGTCGGGGTTCGCGATGACGCGGCCGACCTTGCCGTGCGCGCCTTCCTGCCCCGGCGTGACCGCGAGCCGATGCGCGTCTTCGGCGCGCTTCAGCAGTCCCTGGTACTGCGAGTCCATCGCGCGCAGGTCTTCCAGCCGCTGGCTGAGCTGCTCGGGCGTCTCGGTCGCCATCGACTTGATCACTTCCTGCGCCTCGGCAGACGCCTTCTGCGCCTCTTCGAGCAGCGTCGGATCTACGTTCGCGCTGGCGGAGATCTTGTCTCGCGCGACAATCAGCGCATCGTTGGCCTTCTTCAACATCTTGACGGTGTTCGTGATCTCGACGTCCTTCTGCTGCGCCTCCTGCACGAACGAACGAATGCGATTCTTCAACTCGGTCGTGCCGCCGGCGCGCTCGGCCACGGCATTCGCATCGACGTCGCTTAGGTTCTTGCCGCCCATCGTCAGGCTCACGAGCTGCGCCGCGAGCGGGACTGACTCCGGCTCGTTGCCTACCGCGCGGGCGCCCTTGTTCGTCAGCGTGCGGAACAGCGTCTCCCACGCGCCCGAAACGTCGTTACGATCGAGCGCCGCGCGCGCATCGGTGAAGTACTCTTCACGAAACTTCGACCGCTGCCCGGCGATGCGGGTCATGTTGTCGTTGATGTTGTTGATGCGGTCCGTCATGAGCTTCGCGGTCGTGCGGCTGTCTTTGCCCTGCGTCTCCGCCAGCTTCGCGTGGTAGCTCTGCGCCTGCGCGACCTGCTTCAGCATGGCGCTGATCATCGCCGTGTCGCGCTTCAGCTGTTCGAGGTTCTTGGACTTCGCGTAGTCCGCCGCCGCCTTGTCGAACAGATACGCGACCTTCATCTGGTCGGCGTCCGTCGTCGGGAGCTTGTCGTTCCAGATGCCGAACGCCTGCTGATACGCGTCGTAGAAGCTACCGTATCCAGAAGTATCTGCCATGGTATCTCCTACTTAGGGCTGCTGAACAAGGGTACCCGGCGCGACCGTCATGCCCGCCTGCCGCATGTATTCTTCCTGGCCGATCTGGCCGAGCTGGTACGCGCGAAGCGCCTTCTCAAGCGGAAGGTCCTTCGCCGCCGCGAGCGTCGTGCCCACCACACCCTGCGCGATCTGCGCGCCCGTCTGACGCGCCTCGGCTCGCTTGTTCTCCACGCGGCGCATGATGTCGGCGAAGCGCTGCTGTGCCTTCTGCTGCGACAGCTCATCAACCTTGCCGGCGTACTGAGCCATCGCTTCTTGCTGGCCGGCCGTCGTCTGCCCAAGCGCCTTCTGCTGAGCGCCGGAGCGACCGAAGCCGCCCTGGGCCGCGGCGGAGCGCCGAAGGTCGGCCTCCGCCCCCGCCGTCTGCGCCTGAAGCGAACGCTGCGCCCCCGCGAGCATGGTGCGCTTCTCGGCCTCGCTGAGGCCGAGTTGCCCGCGCTCCATCGCGGAGATGTCCTTCTTGAGCTGCTTCCGGTACGCGCGCGCCGCCGGGTCAACCGCGGACGCGATGGCCTGACCGGCCGCGCCGACAAGGCCCATGCCCGCGCCCGTTCCGAGCCCCGTCAATGTGGCGGCGATGCCTGGAAGCATTCTTCACCTCGACCGCGAGTATATCGCATGGCGCGCACGCGGTCGACGGGTTACCTGAACATCACGCAGCGTACGCTTCGGGTTCCGAGTGTGACGCGTTGGTGCAGCGTTCCTGCTACTTCATCGGTGGGCCCGTACGTCGGCGAGATCCAGTTTCCCGGCATGATTACGTCGAGCGACAACTTCGTGTCCTGATCGACCGGGGGTTGAATATAGACCTTCACGGCGACGTCGTGGAAGCCCTTCGACACGTTCTTCTGGAGATGCGTGAAGTCGTACCAGTTCGCAGAAACCGCCTCGGCGTTTGCCGTTTCAGAAATCGTCGAACTGACGCGCGCGGACACGGGAGGCTGTCTCCGCATCGCCGGAAACTCGGTCCCGTCCACGTAAACTCGAAACACGACGTCTGGCGTGTACGCCGCTCCCCCTGCGGTTTCTTTCGCCGTGACCGCGGGTCGAAACGCCGCGAGGAAGAAGCTCCACTCCCAGACGAGCGCGTCTACATCAAACGGGATGTAGGCGCGGTGGCAGAGGCCCCCGATCGCCACGTAGTTACCGTCTACATCGAGCAGCGTCCCGAACCCGTTGCTATAGATGTCCATCGGGGTCGTCAAACTGTCCTGCCGCGCACGCACGGCTTCCTCCGCCATGACGTGGTCGGCGCGCACCTGGAACGCTGCGTCCAGGTTCACCTGCTGGAGCCCGCCGTTCGGCTCGGACAGAATGCCCTTGCCGGCGACCGTCGAGTAGATGTTCGCGTTGTGGCCCGTGACATTGAGTGTCGTACCGTCCGGGTACGTCGTTGACGGTGTGATCGTTGCCATCAGTTCCTCATCCCGAGCAGGACCATACTACCGCGATTGATGACGAACTCGTTCTGCTGCGTGCCGGGGTCAAGATCTGGATACGAGGTCGTCCCATTTTCTACCGCGTTCATTACGGCGCCAAACACACCGATGTCGATGTTGGCGATCGGCACGTTGAACTGAAGCTCCGCGAGCAGCTGAACTTCGGCGAACTCGTACGGGGCACGATCTACAATCCACGCGAATGAGTTGACCATCGCGGTTGATTCTTGAAGAGGTACCCACCCCGCGTCGCCGGACCCTGTCAGTCGCCACATCAGGCGAAACACGGCGAACCCGCCGCAATAATCTGAGCTGGCGCTGAGCGAGTAGTCAAACGCGCCGAACGACGCGGCCCCAGACGACATGGTGTACTCGCCACCGTAGATGTTCACGACTTCGACATTCGCCGTCACCAGAATCCGCACCGGTTCCGCGACGCTGATGTTTTCGATGATGAGCTCGGTCGAGGGGCTGCCTCCGATCAAAGCCCAGCCGACTGCGGGAGCGCCGCTGTAATGCGTCGAGGCGATCGAGCTGCTCGTGAACCCTGGGTAGACGTTGTTGAACTTCTCCGGCGTCGGGAACACGGCGCGCACCGTGTCTCGAAGGCGCAACGCTTTCGGAAGGTGGTAGTGCATCAACGCACCGCGTGCGAGGTTGCCCTCTTGTACGTCGTTGTACGCGACGATGAGCGGTTGGATTCGCTGCACGTACATCGTCGAGTTCGCGACAGGCTCTTCTTCTTCGAACCCAGGCGTCGTCACGTCGGCCCCGGTCACGCTGGAGACAGGGAAGCTCTTCAGCTCCGTGACGATGACTTGCCGGCTGAAGATGTAAACGTTGTCTTCTTCCGTGTAGATCGGCGATACGTCTTCCAGCTGCCGCGGAACGCGGCGTACGACAATCTCGACCGTGTGGTCGCCCGGTTGTACGGGCACGCACGCGCTGATGCGCACCGGCCCCGTAGCCGGACCGATGGCGCAGATCTGCCGCCCCTTGATGTCTTGCGGTCCCGGCAGCACTGTGTTTACCGTCGGGTCGTCGGGGTCAGACAGCCGCTGCTGCGTCGGCTTGAACGGAAACGATGCGGTGTACGGTACGTTGTCGATCCCAGTGATTGTGTCGGCGAGCACCGTACCGTCTACTCGAAGAGCGAAGTGCAGATTCACGGGTTGCGTGTCGGCGCCATTCGCGTGCTGTGCGCCCCAGATAGGCGTCGTCGTATACAGCTGCTGGTAGAACCCGTACCAGAGGAACTGCGCGAACGCATGAACCCAGAGCACGGAGACGCCGGTGCTGAGATTGACGATGGCGGCCGTTCCGTCGAACTCGGTGATTGCCTGCCACTCAAACGTATTCTGGACGAGGTATGCGTCTTCATTCAGAGTACCCGACGCCGGAATCGTCTCGTCCGGCGAGCCTGTCCATGGCTCCACGCTCGTCGCCGGGTGCGTGTCGCCGAACGGCACTGCGACGCGGTAGACAAACGTCTCCGTCACGGCTGCCGGGTCCACCGCCACGGTCGAGGCAATCGCGTCGTCGAAGTTGTGGGCGTTGAGCCGACCGCTGATGCGGTCCGCGGCGGGCGCGAAGTCTTCCGTCAGCGGCACCGGGTCAAGAACGCTGGCCGTGCGGAGTACGCGCTTCGGGAAGAGATAGCTCATCGGTCAGCTCGCAGCGGCACGCGGCCGCGGACGTTGCCGAGACTGGCGGCGCTCTGGTCGAACGCGAAGGCTGCCAGCTCGACGTGGTTGGGGTAATCCACCTGGATCTCGAAGGCCCAGCTGTTGGCGTTCTCCAGACCGACCGGCACCATGCGCCAGAAGAGACGTGGCCGATGCGTCTTCGCCTCGCCAAGAATCGCATCGCCCGCGATGTCCGTTACGATTCGGCTACCGTCGTCAACGCCGATCGCGAGAACGTCGGTCATCTCGATGACCGGGTCCCAGGAGCCGTTCCGGTAGAACCGGATCGTAAACGTCGTGTTGCTACCGTCGACCATGCCGAGGTACAGCGACCGCACATGCACCGGCGACATGCCCGTCGCGTCGGCGTAGATCCAGCTCGACCGATAGAACGCCGACCGAGCCGGCGGCTCGAACGCCAACGACTCGTGGTCGGCGACGAACACATTCTTGTGAATGACAGTAACTGGCCCTTCTTCACCTGCTTCTGTCGTCGTATAGGTACCCGCGAAGAGCACGTACTGCCGGTAGTCGTCGGTCTGGCAGATGTCCTCGATCGTCATGTCGAGCTCGACGCGCCGCCAGTTCGTGCCGTCGTACGCGAGCATGCGGGTGTTGCGATGCTTCCCGGCCAGCGGCACCGCGCAGCGATACTCTTGGCTACGCGGCTCGACGACAGCAACGGCCTTGCGGTACCGGGACGGATTCAGGTCCGTCCGCATCATCGAGTGAATCGGAACACTGACCTTCGTGATGCGACGGTTCACGTCCATCGTGTAGAACCCGTCGCGCGCCAGCCAGATGAGCTGCCCGCTCGCCAATGCCTTGATGCTTCGAGGGGCCGCGCAGCCGACGCCTTGCGCCACCGGAGCGGCGACCTCGAAGTTGCTGATGTCGTACACCGCGTTCTCGGTGAACGCGAACAAGTAGCCCGCGTGCGAGGCCACCGCCGTGACCTCGGCACCGCCGGTGTCGGGGTAGATGTACTCGTCGGCCGGCAGCGTGCCCGGGAAGCCCGGAGAGCTCCGCCGAACGATGCCCGGGTCGGCCGGCGTGTTCGCGATGATGAGGCAGCCCTGGTGCGCGCACATCGTGCGGAACGTCGGCATCGCGACTGTCGGCTCCAGCGGCCGACCCAGGTCGGCGTCAGAGCGACGGTCGCCGAAGACGGAAAGATCGCGGCCCGGCAGCCGCACCAGAAACCGGTGAATCGTGCTCGCGCGCCGCGTATCCGGAGTGCGATACACATGCGTTGCCACGGTGTGGTCCGGGCCGATCCCCGTAAGCCGAAGAAGAAACTGCCGCGTCAGATCATCGATCGTCGCGCCGGTCTGGTCGTCTCCGTCGTTGATCACGATCGGATCCGCCTGAATCGTACGAATCGACACAACCATCGACGTCGGAGACGGCGCCGACAGGTTGCCGTAGATGTCTTCGTACTGAACGACGTAGGACCACGCGCCGTCGAGAATCGCGCCCGACGTACCATTGAGCACGTCGCCCGGCGTACCGATGTCACCTCGCCACGAGTAGCCCGCCGCGTTCGGGTAGAAGTGCTGCTTGTCGAGGTACTGAGCAGGCCCGTACACCGAAGGCGCGCTCGGAGTCTGCGAGAACCCGAGCGGATGAACCGCGCCGTGGGCGTCGATGACGAGCGGAATGTCGATGCCGTTCGTCCAGATGATCTTGTCGTTCAAGACGAGGAACTGGTCGGGGTAGGTCGGGCGCGTATCCGACGTCAACCCGCTGTAGATCTCCTCCCAGTTCCTCGCCCAGCCCGCGTGCCGGTAGAGCTTCGTCCCCGACCGGACGAGCAGCACGTCCGCCGTACCACCCATCAGCGACGCGTGGAAGATGCCGTGCATCTCCCCGAAGACCGAAGCGGGGTCGAATGGGCCCCGCTTCGGCTCATAGATGGTGGGCCCCTCCACCGTCGCCAACGTGTTGTCCAGCGACGCCTCGAAGTTGACGATCTTCTGTGCCAGCTGACCCGGCGCATAGTTCGTCTGCATCTCCCCCGGAGGGATGATGAACTGCTTCATCTGCTGGTTATCGGGGCCCGCCATGCGCTACACCTGGGGAGTGGGCAACGTAACCGTCGGCAGCTTCGTCGCGGCGCGCTTCCGGGTCATCGCGTTGGTGATGTCGGCAGCGTCGGCGACAAGGAACTCGTCCTTGTGCTCGGGCGCCTTGGCAGCGGCAGCGGCAGCCGCCTTCGCCGCCGCGGCGGCGCGCTCCTCTTCGAGCTTGGCCTTCTCCTCGGGGGAATACCAGTTCGCGTTCACCTCATCGAAGATGTAGGTGGCGGGGCGCCAGTCGTGGATGTTGCGGTGCTCGCGGTCGCAGCCGACGAACTCGATGCCGTTCTTGGTCATGAGCGTCGCCTGCCAGAGCGCCGTGCCGCCGGGCCGGGTGCTGTACTGGATCGACAGCACCATCGACTCCTCTTCAGAGCCGTTGAGGTTGCGTCGAACGAAGATGTCGCCGAGCTGCGGGCGGGGGAACGCGGTGGTCAGTGCCATGATAGACTCCTCGGGTTGCCATGTAGGTATAACACGAGAAGTCAGATCGTGTTGCGGTAGCGCCCGTAGCGGAAGCGGATCTGGTAGCCGGTGATGGAGACAGGCTCGACGACCCCGCCCGGATTCGCGTAGCGCTTCCGGAAGTGTCGACAGAGCTCGTTGTAGCGAGCCGCGTGCTGATTCGCACCGGTCTGGTCCGCGCCGTCCATCAAGCACATGTAGTGCAGGCAGAGCTCGATGTACGCCAGCACGGCGTCCCGCTGAATCGGAACGGTGTCCTGGTCATCCTTGAGCGCCTTCGGCAGCCGCTGCACGCGCAGGTCCAGCTCGTAGCGCTGGTCCTGGTGCGGATAGACCTTGTAGGCGAAGTAGCCCGTGCTGTGCTTCAGCTCGCGCTGGTAGTCGGGGATGGTCGAGCCATCCCAGATGTACGTGCCGGCCGTCGGCTCGACTTCATCGAGAAGGTAGTACTTCCCGTTCGTCTCGACACGATCGAACCCGGCGCCGTAGGGGGTCGCCGTACGCACCGCGGTCCGCGCCACGTAGATACGCAGCCGCATGCCGCTGCGGCTGTAACGCAGCGTCGAGGGCTCGCCGAAGTCCATCATGGCGTCGATGTTCGTGCCCGTGATGAGGATGGCGCGGCCCGGGTCAGCGGCGTGGTTGATCGAGGCGCTGATCGGCGACGGTGCGCTCTCCCAGAGCGGATCGCGAATCCCGCCCGGCGCCGACTGCCACTCCAGGTCGCGACGCCCCCACACGTAGGTGTAGACGAACGTGAACGTGCCTTCCCATTCCGGGCCGAGCCAGGGGTAGTCTTTCTCGTCGAGCTCGACCGTCGGCGCCGTCGTCGGGGCCGGAATCTGGAACTGGCGGCTGCGCCACATGCGGAACGGGCGGCCCATGTCGTTGCCGCGGAAGTCCGTCATGTCCTGCCGATACGCACCGCCGGTGTCGATCGCCCAGATCTGCTGCCGCGTTTCGTCAAAGATTCTTGCCGGTTCCAGCACACGAGTTACGTCGTCAGTGACGAAGAACTCTGGCTGGTGCATCCGGAACTCGAAGATGGTTCCTGCGGGGGACACGACGTCCCATGGCCGGTCGATGCTGACGTAGTACTCCAGCACGCCGCCGGTGAGCTGGGACCAGAACTCGCGCGACTGGCGCCGGTGAAGCTGGCCAGTGGCGTCTACGATCTCGAAGTGCATCAGCCCGTCGTAGGTACCCGTGATGTCGGGGAGCCACAGCGCACCCGTCGTGAGGGGCAGGCCGTTCTCGGTGACGAACTTGAACACCTTGGGGTCGGGCATCGGAGCCAGTCGCGCCTTGACGTCGGCGTCCGTGCCCACGATGTCCTTGTAGAGGACGACGTGTTCGTCGTCGGGGACAACAGCTTCGGGGACGTCGCCCGAGATGCGGTCCAGCGCAGCATTCATCGCCTGCCGGACGCGCGTATCGAGCGACGACCCCGTGCTGTCCCAGGCCCGAAAGTCAAAGAGGCGAGCACGGAGTGCACCGAGAGATGTATCCATGCTCGCCTCCTATCCGTTCAGACCGAGGTTGCTACGTTATCGGACGTTCACGTAGCAGGTCGCGAGCGCCGCGGCGGCCGCGGACGTGTGGGCGTAGCCGATGGTCGTGTCGAACTTCTGCGCCGCGCCGAGCACCGAGTTGTCCATCGCGGCGCCGGCCGTGACGGTGTCCACCACGATGGAGACGTCCTGCGTGATGGCGCCGGCACCGGCAAGAACCGAGCCGATGCCCTTCTTCAGAACCCAGCCGTAGGGACCGGAGGTGACCACACCCGAGGAGGTGGTGGTCGTGGTGCCGGGGATGACGTGCTGCGCGAAGCCGACGACCTTCACCGAGGGGGTAGCCGCGGCGACCGTCTTGATCGTGGTGCCGAGCGAGGTGGTGGCGAGCTTGGCGCCGAGCACCTGACCGGCGACGTAGTCCGCGCCGGTGCTGTTGTACACGAACACCCACACCTGATCGCCGACACCCGACTGAGCGCCGAGCACGAGGCGCTCGGTGCCGAGGGGGTAGACAGCGGAGCCGTAGGTAACGGTGATGTCATCACCAAAGACCTGATTGTTCGCGAAAGACATGGGAGAATCTCCTTATCTGTGGAAGTTGAGTACCGACTACCCTTAGAGGGCGCCGCCGGAGACGCAGCCCTGGGCCGGGGTCTTCGTGCAGATGAGGTTGCCCTGCATCGAGAAGATCGCGGTCACGACGTCCTGGTCACCGACGCGCTCGGTGAACGGGGTGATGGACGGGGCCTCCATGAGGGGCATCTCAAGGAAGTCGGTGTTGAGGATGTAGGTGGCGCCGGTGGTGGCCGGAGCCGCGAGCATATCGGCCCGGTTGAGGTCGATGGAGCTGTACACCTTCGCCACGCCGAGGTCGAGGCCGAGCATGTTGCTCTTCTCGGTCTTGTCCTCAACCAGCGTCACGCGGACGAGGGAGAGGCGGGAGTCCTCGAAGTTGGTGTAGGTGTCGTCGTCCATGACCACGAGGTCGGGGCCCTTGCCCATGCCGCCCGCGTAGTGCGCGCACTGACGGTAGGTCTTCCGGAGGGTCGGCAGACCGTCGGTGGCCCAGGCAGTGATGCCGTTGTACTGGTTGAAGTGCGAGTAGCTGGTGCTCTTCGCCACGTCCTGGGTGACCTGGGTCTGAGAGGTGGTCGCCTGGAACTCCAGGAGGCCGTTGGTCACGCCCGTGCCGGAGCCGGAGGTGAAGTTACCGTTCAGGCTCAGGAAGCCGGCGAGGTCAGCGGTCTGGAACACGAGGCTACGGGAGGAGCCGGTGAGGAGGAACTTGTTCAGGTCCGCCTTGGCGCCTTCGAGGGTGGTCTGGGGGTACTCCTCGATGAGCCGGATCACAGCGAGCTTGCCGCTGTTGAAGAGGAGCTCCTTCTTGGGGATGTTGATCGCCGCGACGATGCGGTGCGGCTCCACGCGGTACCGCTTGGTCTGCTGACGGCGGGTCATGTTGAGGAGCTCGTCGCCGACGAACACGCCAACGCCGCGGGCGGGGGCGCCACCGGCGAAGGAGCGCTCGATGATCGAGCCGCCCTCAGAGGGCATACGCGCCTTGCTCATGAGCGCGTCGAGGAGCTCGTTGGAGCGGATGAAGGAGTTGATGAGGGGGCCGCGGAGGTCCGCGAACGTGGTGTTCAGGATTTCGGTAGAGATCGCCATTGGAAACTCCATAGCCGGCAAGGCAGACGCGCAAGCGACTCCGACCGGCCGGGTCGAAGGAACAGTTGAAGTTCTGGGAGCTGCGCCTGCCCGCTCACTGTGGCTACGGACCCTGACGGGCTACCCGAACCGACACCGAGGGGTGCATGACAAGAATACCGCTATGGGTATTCTCGTGCAAGGGGTTGCAGAAGATTTATTTCACGTTAGGGGAACGGGGTGAGCGGGTCTGCTTGCTAACGGTCCGCGCCTTCGTGCAAGCCGTGGCGTGCGAACTGCTCTCCCTTCTGCGACGCCTCGCGCTTCTTTCGGGTCGCCGCTGCGAGCTTCGCCATGCCGCTGGAGGACGAGCGGAGCTTCTCGATGGCGCGCTTCGGTGCGTAGACCTCGCCGGTGGCCTTCGGCCCCTGCACGCTGGGCTTGCCGGATGGCGTCGTCCACTTCTGCTTCGTCCAGCGCTTGAGACTCTTCTGCGCGCTGGAGGGGCTGGACTTGTACTTGCCGCCGGCCTTCTTGTATTCCTGGGCGACCATCTGCGCCTTGCGGGCAGACCACTGGCCGGGCTTGCCGCCTTTGCCGCCCGCAAGGACGCGCTTCTTGATGCGCTCGCGGAGCTCGGGGTTGCTGTAGACCTGCTTCAGCGCACCACGACGATCCATCACTTCCCTCGCTTGTCGGCCGCCTCCATCTGGCGGACCACCTTGTTCGCCCAGGCACGACCCGCGGCACCGCCCCAGAGGAGGCCCGCGACGTAGCCCTTGTCTTCCTTCGGGCTCTTGCCGGCGTCGAGCTGATAGTCGCTGGCGTGGCGGTCGAAGTACGCCTTCATCCGCTTCACGGTCGACGGGCTCATCGTCGCACCGGCCTTCAGGTCAGACGCGCGCTGCACGCCAGAGCCGATGCCCTGCGCTGAGGCCTGCTTCACGTCGAGGCCCGCTTTCTGGGACTTCGACTGCTGACGGCGCAGGAGCAGCCCGCGCGCCGCTGCGGCAGACACGGAGCTGGGCGGCTTGAACGAAATGTGGCCATACTTTCCCTCAGCCACGAGCGGCCTTCTTCATGCGATTGAGCACGAGCTGCTTGATCATCTCGCGGCGCGCGCCGGAGGGTTCCTTCGCCGCCTTCAGATCGGGGCGCGTCGTGTTCTGAACGTCGGTGCCAATCATCGCTGCCCCTTGTTCTGCATGACGAGACTTCGCAAAGCGTCTCGCCGATTCGGCGAGCTCAGCAACGAAGACTGGTCCAGCAGCGAAGGCGTAGAAGTTGAAGACGAGGCGGGCGCTCCTGTGCTCTGCGGCGAAAAGACTGCCGGCGCGATAGCGCGTGGCGCAGACGACGAGCCCCGAGACGTAGGTAGCGTCGTCGGTCGACCCGCGGCTGCCTGCTTCGCGAGGTAGGCGGTCATCGCCGCCTTATTTCGCTGCTCAGAAGCCAGCATATTCTGATACGACTTGTCGAACTTCGCCTCCTCGGCTGACGTGTCGCTCAAGCCAAAAGGGTCGTTCTTCGGATCGATCGGCATGGCTACTTCTTCATCTCGCCGAGGGTGCGGGCGAGCACGACCTGCTTCAGCAGCGTGCGCTTTGCCGAAGAGAGCTTCTTGTCTCCCTCCGCTTCCTTCTTGAGCTGGGCTTCCTTGGCAGCGAGCTTCTCCTTCGGGATCGTCTCGCCTTCCTTCACGCCCATCTTCTCGCGAAGAGCGCCGGGCTTCTTGATCGCGCCCTGAATCCACTTCTCGGCCATGTCGCCCTCCGCCCCATACCGTGTTAGCATAGCTGCAGGAGCAGTCTACCGTGAGTGCGCCGTCAAGTCTACCAGGAGGCGCGAAGATCGCGCAGGTACCGGGCCTTCACATGGGCAAGGTGCAGGCGCTCTTCAGTACGCCGTGGGCGTTCGTCTCGATGTGCCAGATCGTCCGTGAAGACGAGAGCATCGGCTACCTCGAACCGACGAACATCCAGATGAAGTTCTTGCAGGCCTGCGCGGACCATCGCTGGGTGCTCTGCGACAAGTTCCGGCAGGCCAAGATCACCACGCCGTCCGTCATGTTGCTCCTGCGGGACTGCATGTACTTGGAAGGCGTGAAGGGTGTCCTCATCGCCGAGCGCCAAGATACGGCAGAAGACATCTTCGAGCGCATCCTCTTCGCCTACAAGCACCTGCCGGAGGACGTGAAGGTGCCGGTCGAGTCGGGCCGCAAGCCGGGCACGACCCAGATTCACTTCATCCACGGTGGCGGCATCAAGGTGCTGACGGCAGGCGGGCGTTCCCCCGCCGTCGGCCGCTCCATCGACCGTCTGCTCATCACCGAGTTCGGTGAGGCGCAGTGGCAGCGGAAGGCGGCCGCCAACATCTTCCCCGCGGTGAACAAGCGCCAGAACGCGCGCGTCATCTTGGAGTCGACGCCGGGTTCGGCGGGTAGCCACCACGAGACGATGTGGCACAACGCGCTGGAGGGCAAGGGCCGCTTTCACCCCGTGTTCCTGGAGTGGTGGCTCGACCCGAGCTGTCGTTCCGACCCGGCCGGGTTGAAGCCCACCGACGTCGAGATCGAGTACATGAAGCGCCATCCTGGGATGGACCTTCACAACCTCGCGTTCCGTCGGCTGTCGCTCCAGACCGAGATGGGCAACGACGAGCGACTCTTCACATCGAAGTACCCGAGCGACCCGTACGACGGCTGGCTCGGAAGCGGCTCGCCGGTCATGCCGATCGATGTGCTGAAGACGTCGCTGCTCACGGCAATCGTGCCGCCGGAGCCGATGCCGAAGGGCGCGAGCCTGCTGGAGAAGCCGATCAAGGGTCGGCCCTACCTCGTCTGCGCCGACCCGGCGGGCTTCGGCAGCGTCGGCGACAACAGCGCCGTGACGGTGTGGGACACCATCGACCGCCGCGAGGTCGCGGTCTGGGAAGGCCGCGAGGACCCAGGTCGGTTCTCGGAGCGGCTGCTCAACCTCCAGCGGTATTACAACCAAGCCCTGCTGGCGGTCGAGTCGAACGCCGCGGCGTGTATCGCCATGCTGAAGGACAAGGGCGCGCGCAACCTGCTCTGGACGGACCGCAACCATCCGGGCTGGTACGCGACCGAGAAGCGCGTTCAGGAAGGCGAGGCGCGCCTCGTTCGCATGCTGCGGGACGAAGAACTGACCATCCGGTCGAAACCGCTTCTCCATCAGCTCATCAACTACGACGGCGACCGCACGAAACGCTCCGCGAACAAGGACGGGACGACGCACCACTTTGACTTGGCGCGCACCGCCGTCATGGCCGCGGACATCTTGAGCCGTCGTCGATTCACCTCGGACGAGGCGCCGATGCAGCAAACGCAGGATTTCCCGTCTTCGGACGGGCCCCGCGTTACGATTGCTGACCTCGACCGCTTCAAGCACAATGAGCGCGCAGCGGCGCGGAATCCTTTCAAGCCGATCGCTCGGGAGTGGACATGAATCTCGGACAGCTGATTGACCGTCACCGCCGCTACTACGAGCGCGTCGAGAAGAAGAACTTCGACAAGGCCCGCCGGTACTACCGCGGCGAGTTCTACGTCTCGCGAAACGACGTGAACCTTGCGGACGGCTCCATCCCGTCGTTCCTCTGCTCGAAAAACATGATCTACGCCATCGCCGACACGGCGATCAGCGCGCTGCTCGGGCCGAACCCGAAGGTCGCCGCGAACCCGCGCAACCAGCAGAGCCAGGGCGCCATTCCGCTCGTCAACGGCCTCCTGGAGTACACGTTCGACGCGAACAAGATGCGGCGTCGTGCCGCTACGGCGCTCATCGACGCAGTGCTCTGCAAGCGCGGCGTGTTCAAGACGGGCTGGAACGTGGCGGCCGACCAGCCGCTCGTTCGCGTCCTGGAGCCCGGTGCGGTCTTCTTCGACCAGACGGTGCGCGATCCGGACGACATCCGCTACTGGCTCGAAGCTGCGGTCATCCCCTACACCGAGTTCAAGCGGCGCGTGCAGAGCGGCGCGTACCGGTCATCGAAACTGGAGGACGTGACTCCGGACCGGTATCCGAAGTGGATCACCGACAACTACAAGAACACCGAAGGCGCCCAGCTCCGCGATGCGTTCGAGTGGGTCACGGTGTGGGAGTACTACGACCGTGAGTCGAACAAGGTCACGCACTACGTGAAGCAGGCCGATGCGGTCGTGTTCGAGCAGGAGCTCGACTATGTGCCGTACTCGATGTTCTCGCTGAACCAGTCAGCGGTCGATTGCATGGGCCTCTCCGAGGTCCAGCTCGTCCTGAATCAGCAGGAGACGATCAACGACCTGCTCACGCACATGAAGCAGATCGTTTACCTCATGATTCCTCGCATTCTTTTCAACAGCGAGTTGATCACCGAGGAAGATCTGAATAAGGCTGTAGAAGCAGCCGCGGGGTCGTTCGTCCCGGTCAGCCCGACGAACGCCGAGGGCCTTCGCACGCTCTCGACGCTGTTCTACGAGATGCCGCTGCCGCAGGTGCCGGTGGGCGTCGAGAACTTCATCGCCCGGCAGGAGAGCGACGCGGCGTTCATCTCGGCGCTTGCCGAGGCGGCGCGCGGGCAGGTGGCCGGGGCCCGGACCGCGACGGAGATGGCGATCATCGACGCGCAGATGCGAACCCGTCTCGCGACGCGCGAGGGGCACATCAACGGCGCGCTCGAAGACGTGGCGGAGAAGTGCTTCTACCTGTCGAAGAAGTACATGAAGGAGCCGAAGCTCGTCCAGGTGTCGGGCCATGAGGGATGGAGCGAGGTGTCGCTTGCCGACATCCGGGACGTCGACGTGAACTTCTCGATGGTGTCGTACAACCCCATCCGCCAGAACCCGTCGGTGCTCTCCGAGACGCTGCTCAAGCTGTTCCCGATCCTGGCCCAGGACCAGAACATCAACAAGCGCGCGCTCCTGGAGGAGCTCGTCACCGGCGTCGGGCTGTCGACGCGCCTCCTCGTTCCGAAGGAAGAGGTCGAGGCGCAGGAGCAGGCGGCCCAGCAGATGATGATGGCCCAGATGATGGGCGCCGCGGGTGGTGGTCTGCCGGGCGCGGGCGGTCCTCCGCCGGGTGCCGAGGGTGGCATGCCCCCCGGCGCGCCGCCGGCCGAAGTTCCCTCCGTGGGCGCCACCGAGGCGGCAACGCAGAACGTGCCGTCTGACGTCATGGCGGCCATGGGCCCCACCCCCGTCCCTGTTGCGTAGGAAAGACCATGCCGATTCACGACATCCGCTGCCTTGAGTGCGACCACATCGAGTCCGACGTCTTCGTTGTCGTCGGTCAGCTGCCGCCCTGCGATCTTTGCGGCTACCCGACGAAGATCGACTGGAGCCATGGCAAGGGCCCGGCGGTCCGCGGCCAGGGTTACGGCTCCTTCACGCCGATCGACATGGGCGTGCTCGGCAAGGCGGAGACGAAGGAAGACTACGACCGCGCCGTGTCGGTCATCCAGCAGCGCTTCCCCGGCCACCGCATCGAGCTGGAGAGCGAGTCGAAGTCGAAGAAGCAGGAGCGCATCGACGCGATTCGCCAGCGCTCCTACGAGGTGAAGAAGCAGCGGGGTCTGACCGAGAACGAACTCCGCCAGCGCTCCAACGAGGCGGTCGCCGAGAAGGAAGGCAAGGCGACGAAGATCATGTCGAAGCCCGCGGTGTCGGCATGAGGGTCGACGTCGAGACGGCCCGTCGCCGCGCCGAAGGTCGGCACCGCCAGATTCGCATCGTCGGCGCGTTCGGTACGCAAGACATGTCGGTGCTGGAGGACCGGATGACCGGTGAACGGCGCCGCGTGCCGAACAAGTGGCTGCTCCTCGCGCAGTCCCCAGCCGTGGCGTTCGAGATGGCGCCGGCCGGTCCTGGTTTCGAGGACGAAGCGCCTGCCCCTGATGAAGAGTAGCGAACCGGGTCGCGACTCTTTCTCTACCTTCCCGGTTTCATCAAACCACGTTAGGAGATACCATGGCCGAGATGACTGACATGAAGATGCCGCCGGGCGGCATCGTGCCCCGCCGCGACGTCAAGCCGCTTGCTGATCAGATCGATGCGATTCTGAGCGGTGCGCCGGGCGCCGAGGGTGTGGGTACGCCGGTCGAGGGCGCGCCGAAGGAGCCGGAAGGCGGGCCCCGTGCCTCGATGACCGCCGGTGAGGCGGAGCGCGAGATCGAGGAGTCGCCGACCGACGTGAGCATCATCGCCGAGACGCTCGGCGTGTCGATGGAGAAGGCGCAGGCCCTCTACGACGCCGCGATGATGATGCCGAAGTTCGAGGGCAAGAGCCCCGCCGAGGTGGCTGACATGCTGGAGAAGGACATGAACCTTCGCATGCAGCTGGAGAAGAACATGGGCGCCAGCGAGGATTCGATGGCCCGGAAGGCGATGGCGGCGGAGGGCATGAAGGCTCCCGCGGCTGCGCCTCCCCCGATGGAGCCGACGCCCGCTGGGGCCAAGAAGTAGCCAGGAGGTAGGATGTTCGAGCCCGCGAATGAAGAAGAAGCTGAAACCACGGAAACCGAAGAGTCCATCGAGTCGATGGACGCCGGCCCGGTCGAGGAAGCACCTGCGGTCTTCGACTGGAATGGAGAGCTGGACGCCCTTTCGAAGGCGGACTGGTTCGGGCGCGTCGGCGACGAGGGACTGCGGAACACTCTCGTTCGCGGGTTCGAGTCCAAGTACCGGAACTTCGAACGCGGCTTCACCAAGGCGTTCCAGGACACGGCTGCCCGACGCAAGGAGATCGAGCGTCGGGAAGCCAAGCTCCGCGAAGACGAGATGCGCATCCAGCGCTGGATGACCGGCGACGCCGATCCGATGGCGGAGAAGCAGCGCGAGATCGACCAGCTCAAGGCGGCGCACGACGCCGCCCTGGAGACGCTGCGCAACGAGTACGAGCAGGCGCAGCGCCGAGCCGCAGACGAGTGGACCGGCAAGTACGGCTCGGCCGAGCGGGAGCGCGACGAGCTCCGTCAGCGGCTGGAGTCGTTCGAGTACGAGGCCAAGCAGGCCGAGGAGCGCCAGATTGAGCAGGCCGTCACCGAGGTGGAGGACTGGCTCAAGAGCGAGGCGGCGGATGTCTACGACAACGACGACGCCTTCTACGCCTTCACGGTGCTTTGCACCGGCGGCCTCGACCCCGAGGACGCCGTCACGATGGTCCGCGCCAAGTTCGGACCGCCGCCGCCTCCGGAGCCGGAGCCCGTGCCCGAGGCGATGAACCTGATGAACCTCGGCCCGAGCCGTGGCACCGGCACGACGCAGATGGAGAACCGCTCCTACAAGGAGATCATGGACTCCATGCGCCGCGCTGCCCAGGCCGACGAGTCGCAGTTCTACAATCCTCGCCGTTGACAGGCCGGCGTCTCTACGGTACAATCCGTTCGGGCCAGATGCGGGTTTCTGGTCCGGGGTTGGTGTAGGGTTTAACAGCCGGGAGGGGCGACTCTCCCGGCTGTTTCACTTCTACTTGCCGCCGATCTTGACCTTGACCTTGACGACCGGCTTCTTCTCCAGCTTGGAGGGGTCGACCTTGCCGCGCTTGTCGGGGATGCCGTTCATCTCCTTCTGCGCGTCGATCGTGTCCTTCTTCAGGCGGCTGAGGATGTCGTAGTAGTCCATCATGGCTCACTCCTTCGAGGGGATGCTCTGCCGGAGCTTCTCGGTGGGGTTCACCGTTTCGAAGAAGCGCGCGGTGTTCTCCCCGCGATTAAGCTTCTCCTGCATGATGCTCATCAGGGCCGCGTACTCCCGGGCCTTTGGCCCGAACGGAGACGGCTGCTGGCTGTGGCCACGAAGATTCGTCTCGCCGCTGTGGTACGCGACACCCAGAACCGGGTAATCCTCGCCGAACTTCTTCTTCATGTCGCGAAGGTACTCGGCCGCGCCGCGGATGGAGTCCTCGACGCTGTCCGGATTGATCTTGTAGGCCTTCTGAACAAGCGACCTGACCTGCGCGATGCCCTTTGCGCCCTTGTCGGACGACACATACTCGCCCGGCGTCGTGTTTCCGCGCTGCTCGACGGCGATGACCGCCATCAGCAGCTTCGGGTCGATGCCCGCCATGTCCGCGTACTTGCGGATGAACCCCTCGTTCGGCTTGACGTGCAACTCCATCGCGCGGTCGAGGTTGGCTTCTTCGCCCTTCACCGTGTCGTCCTGGCGGAAGTCCTGCACTTCGCGCATGACGCGGTCGGCGGCCATCGCCTGACGCTTCGCGGCGGAGATCGGCGGCTCTTCGGTAGTCTTCTTGTCGGCCATGTCAGTACTTCATCGGCTTGGACTTGAGGAACGCTGGGACGGGCTTCTTCGCTTTCGGGGCGTCGAGCTTCATGAGCGGCTCTTCTTCGGTCGGCTCCTCGGCGTGCCCCGACTCGGGGTTGAACTTGAGGTAGTCATGCACCGAGTCGAGGTAGCTGTCGCAGACGGTGATCTTCTGCTTCACCCACTCCGGAAGCTCGCAGCCCTCGCTCATGTCGTGGATGGACTGCGCCTTGGACGCGATGGATCGCAGGTTGCCCTGCACCATGGTGACGCCCTCGTCTTCGTCCTCAGCGTCGTAGCTACCGGCCTCGCCGCCGTTGTCGAACATGCCGCCCTTCGGCATCTCGGCGTCCATCGGACCCATCGCCATGCCCTCGGACTCGCCCATCGGGTCGAAGAACCCGCTGGGGCCCGCGGCCTTCTTCTTCGCCATGATCAAAATCGTCGCGGGTCCGTGCATGAAAGCCTCGATTCTGGTGTATGCTACCATCGCCATGAAGTGTCTGCAATCACGCGGCACTGGAATCTTGGAGGTTGGTCATGGCTGCATATGGTTGGATCACTCGTAAGTTCATTCGTTACGGCGAAGTCATCACGGAGCACCTCGCTACTTCGTCCGTCACCTCGGCGAAGCTCGCCTCGGGTGCGGTCGGTGCGACCGCCATCGCCAGCGGCTCGATCGCGGGCGCGAAGATCGCGAACGTGGCGACCGCCACGGGCGCCGGTACTCCGACGGCGGTGACGCCGGGTGTCCCGGTTGTCGTGGCGCTCAACATCACGGACGCGGGGTCCTCCGCGGTTTTCGACTTCACCATGCCGTTCAAGTGCAAGGTGATCGACGCGTACATCATTCAGGTGGGCGCGGGTAACGCCGGTAACGCGGTCGTCATCAAGAACGCCGCAGGGACCGCCATCTCCAGCAGCATGAACAACGCTGCGGACAAGGCCCTCACGCGCACCACGAGCATCGACACGGCGAACAGCACCATCGCTGCCGCTGCGGTGCTGAAGGTGGACGTGACGCGTGTTGCCGGCGCCAACGTGAACGTGTACGTCACGGTCATTCCGATCGCCTAAACGGCGATGCGGTGAGGCCTGCCGGGGTTTCGTGCCTCGGCAGGCCTTCTTTCCTTAGCTGTTGGCCCACTTCGTCGGGACGACGTGCCCCGGACCCCACGGCGTGGTCTGGACGGCGATGCGACGGCCGCTCTTGTCGGCCCCTGGGAAGGCCGCGAGGTCCTGAAGACGCTTCTCGGGGCACCAATAGAAGTAAATCGGGGTGCCATCGACCATTCCCCAGTACCGGAACCAGCCATTTTGGCTGTAATAGTCGTGCAGAACCGCCTCCGGGACCGGGATCTTGTCGCTCGGGCTGCATTTCGTCCAGCCTTCGGGCGTTTCGTACACGTCGGCGTCCGGATCGGGCGTCGGAATGACGTCTTCGGGGCCCGGATCGGCCGATTTCGCCGCGATTTCGGGCTTTCCGGCGCCGTTTTTGGTCGAATGCGCCCGCTGAAGCGCGTCCAGACCCCGGATCAAGGCCATCCGACCCACCGTTTCCGCCGAAACTTCGACGCCCAGCTCCTTGACATGCGGGAGCGCCTTGATAGTAGGAATAAGCGCCTCGATCTGTGCCTGAATATCTGGTTCGAGCGTGAGCACGAGCATGCTCTTGGCGGCCGGCCCGCTCTTTGTGACGGTCCAACCGCGCACATCGGCCAGTTTCGCCGGCTCGGGCGGCGCGATGGGCAGGTTCCAGCGCGACGTTTCGTCCAGTTCGACGCGCGACGATGCCTTCTCGGGCAAAGAATGGGTGGCCTGCGCGTCAGCGCGGGCCGCCCATTCTTTGAGCTGGCTCATGCCGGTGGGCCCGACGCCCGGAATCGCGGAACCCCGCGCACTCGTGGTTGCAGAGGGGGGTGCGTCAGCGCCCCCCTCTCCGGCCAGGAGCGCGTGGATGTCGGTGTCGGTCGTGATTCCCGCGTTCAGCAGGGAGTTGCGGAGTCGTAAGGGCAAGGGCAGATCGCGGACGTGCATGGGACCTCCGCGGCGACCATAACGCGGTGGTATGGTGATTGGCGAGAATCGTGGCGATATTTCTGGGAAAGTGGCGTGGGTCCCTCAACCGTAGCGGTATGGGTGGGGGGATTTTTGCGTGCGTCAGAAAGAGCGCTCCCAGAATGGGGTCCCCATTGTGTTTCCGGCGGGTGTGGTGCCTTGCCTCGATGTTGTTGTTGATTCGGCGTTGTCTCTTCGACAACGCTGTCTGCCCCGCGAGGCTCCGGCGGTCGGGGCAGCCGAGGGCGGCTGCCGCGGTGGGGTGGGCGGGCGGACGGCGGCGGGCGGTCCGTCCCAGCGCGGCGCCGCGGCGGAGGAGCGCTCGGCGCGGCGGGCCGTCGTGGTCCGTCGTGCCCGCCAACCGGCGGGGAGGAGCGGCGGCTCACCGGGCGACCGTCACGGCCCGCCGGTTCCCCCGCGACTCCCGCCGCGGCTGCGCCGCAGCGCTCCCCGCGGGGTCAGGGTAGACGCCGCGGCGGCGGAGCGGCGGCGCGCCCCGTGCCCTTGACGGCGGATCGCGCGTAGCCGCACTGGGAAGCGCTACAGGACACGTCAACCACGGGGGTATACCTACCCCTTGCCTACCCCGTCCGCGTGCCTTCCAGCGTGTTTTGCAGGTTCAAGGCCGATTCTTCGAGGCGCCGATCTCGAGGTGGGGGCGCCGCGGCGTGGAGCTTGACGGGTCGACCGCCCCGGTATAGCTTGACGGTGCGGGGTCCGATCCCCCGCTGTTCCCTCACTCAAGCAACGGAGTCTCCACCATGGCCACCGCTTCCTTTCATCCCCTCTCGTTCGCCGATGACACCCTGTGGGACGCCGCGGAGAAGCTCGCCGAGCGTGCGGACGCGGCCGATCGCGCCGCGCGGCGCTGCGAGGACCGCGCGCGGTCGATCGCGGGCGCCGATCCGCGCGGAACGGACGACGCGGCCGAATGGCTCGCCGCGGCCCGGGAGCACACGCGCGCCGCGGCCCTGTACCTCGACGCCGCGGCCCTGTTCCGCGAGAACGGCCACCCGTGCCTCGGTGGGAACCACGCCGCATGCGCGGAGGAGTCGCTCCGCGACGCGGCCCGCGCCGCCGGGGTCCACGCGTCACTGACAACCACGCGGTAGCCGCCCCGCATCCCCCCGCGAGGGGGGATGCCGCTCCGAGCCCCGTACCGCGGGGCTCCGACCGGCATCCCGCCGGAACCCAAGCAACGGAGTCTCAATCATGCCTGCTGCCACCCCCACCACGATCATCGCGTGGGATCCTGAATGGGAGGAGTACACCGTCAAGCGCGGCCGCGCGTCGCACCATACCGACGCGTACGACGACGCGGTGCAAACCGCGGCCGTCATGGCCAACGGCGGCGCGATCGTCGACCGCGTGCCGAAGGCGCGCCGGCGCCTCCCGGCATGGCTCGCGGTCGGAGGTGCGAAGTGACCGCGGTCGACCCGTCGCACGTCGACGCGTGTCTCAACTACGCCCGCCGCGCGGAGCGGGATGCGCGCAACTACGATCGGCGCGCCGCGCACTTCGCGGCGATCGACCCCGACGCCTACGCCGACCTGATCGCGTGGCGCCGCGACGGCGCCCGGTATCACCGCCGGTGGGCGGGCTTTTGGCGCCGGTGGGCGCGCACCGGGCGCCAACCCCGCCTACCGGTCGAGTAACCGCCCGCATCCCCCCGCGAGGGGGGATGCCGCTCCGAGCCCCGTACCGCGGGGCTCCGACCGGCATCCCGCCGGAACCCAAGCAACGGAGTCTCAATCATGCGTTCCCCTGACAACCGCCGCCGCGAGATCGCGCGGTTCCCGATCCCCGGCACCGACGTGGTGACCGTCGTGACCGTGTCCTACCCCTCGATCAACGGACTGCGCCGCGTCTACTCGGTAAGCGCGCAGCCTACGACGTTCGAGTCGTGGGATCACGGCACGATCGCCCGCTACGTCCCGTCGGAAGGCTACCGGACGGTGATCGGAGAGGCGCCGCGCTACTCGGCGCGCACGCTCGACACCTACGCGGCGGACCCGGAAGTGCTCGCGATCGGGCGGCGCATGCACGCGCGGATCCTCGCGGACCGCGGGATCGTCGGAGGTGCGGAGTGACCGCGCGCCCGGTGCGGATCGACACCGACGCGCGGAGCGGGAAGCGCTCCGCCGTAGCGGCCGCGTGGCGCCGGATCGAAGCGCTCCGCGTCCGCGGCTACACCGTCGACGCGGACGGGCGGTGGACCTACGTTGCGATCGACGACTGGATCGGCGCGCGCAACGGCTACCCGTGGCGCCGTCAACCGGTTGACGGCCCGGTCGATCACGCGCGTGAGATGGCGCTATGCCGGTACGTCGCGATCGGCGGACACTTTCCGCCCGTGTAGCGCTCCGCCCCGCTCCGCCCGCCTTGACGGCCCGCCCGGTAACCCCGCGGCGGGCCGTTCGCGTTGGGGCGCCGCGGCCCCGTAGCGCGCGCCGGCGGGGCCGCGCGCAGCGCGCTCCGTGTCCGGCGGTCCGGCGGCGCCTCCCTTGTGTCCGGGGTCCGGGGAAGGGGTACGGGTCCGGCGGGCCGGCGGCGCGTCCGGTGTCCGGCCGGCGGGGCCTCCCTGCGTCACGCGTCCGGCGGACCGGCGGACCGGGCGACCGGCGGACCGGCGGACCGGACCGGGCGACCGGCGGACCGGCGGACCGGACCGGCGGACCGGACCGGCGCCGCCCGGGCGAACCGGGCCGGCGGACCGATCGCGAGCGCGCTTGACGGTCGAACCGCGCCGGTATAGCTTGACCATGCCGGTATCCTTTCCCGGCGCAACGGAGTCTGAATGTCCCTCTCGATCGCGGCCCTTCCTTCGGGCTATGTCCTCTACCGCGGCCCCTCTCGCTTCACCGGTGAGCCGATCGTCATCGTCGCGACCGGTATCAAGCGCAAGTCTGGCAACGTAAAGACGGGCTATCTGGTCCAGACGTGGATCCTTCCGATCGGCGCGGACGGCGCCGCTATCCTCCCGCACGTCGCGGTCCGGACCGGCGCCGCGCGTTGCGTATGCGGGCGCTGCCCGCTCCTCGGGAACGGCTGCTATGTGCGGCTCGACACCGCGCCGCGTGCCGTTGCGGACGCGTTCAACCGCGGCCGGTACCCGGACGCGTCGCCCGAAACGGTCGGCGCGATCGTCGCGGCGCACGTGCGCGCCGGCCGGATCGACGGCTTCCGGATCGGATCGTGGGGTGACGGCGCCGCGGCGCCGGCGGATACCTGGGCTCCGATCGTGTCCGCGGTCCGCGCCGCGGGTGGGGTGACGCCCGGCTACACGCATGCATGGACGGAGCGCTACGCTACGCGGCCGGAAGCGGTCGCGAGCGCGGACGCCTACGGCTTCCTCATGGCAAGCGCGCACGGCCCCGCGGATCGGCTCCGGGCGCGCGCCGCCGGCTTCCGGGCGTTTACGCTCCTCGCGAAGGAAGAGCGTGTTCCCGGCGCGTTCCTGTGCCCCGCGACCGAGGAAACGGACTACCGTAAGACGTGCGGCGCGTGCGGCGCGTGCGACGGAAAGCGCGGCGCCGACGACCGGCGCGCCGACCCGGTGATCGTCGTGCACGGTGCCGCTTCGAAGCGTGCCGCCGCTACCCTGACCGCCTAACTGACTAAACCACGGAGGTATTCCTATGTCCCCTTTCCAGAAGACCACGATCGAGATCGTCACCGTCGACGGCCGCGAACCCGTCCCCGGCTACACCGTCCGCGCCTGCCCGGCGATCGCCGTCACCCGGCGCGCGGCGAACCACCCGTGGACCCTCACCCACGTCCCGACCGGCCGGACGATGTCCCGCACGTTCCCGAAGCTCGGCGACGCCAAGCGGACCGCGGCCGCCGTCGCGGAGCTCCTTGCCGGGGTCGACCTGACGACCGACGACCCGGCGGAGGTGGCCGGCCGGATCATGGCCGTTCCCGGGGCCCGGGCCGCGCTTTTCTACCGGTAGGCCGGAACCCCGTATCGTTACGGAGCCTACGCTCCGTAACGATACGGACCGGCGCGCGCACCGTCGCCTTCCGTTCTTTCTGACCTGTCAACGCTCCGACGCGCCTCCGGCCCGCTTTCCCGCGGTCCGGGGGCGTTCGCGTTTAGGCGCGCTGGGAAGCGATATGAGCCGTCCGGCCGGCGACCCTATGCCTACCCCCTACCGGCCCCCCTGCCTTGCCTTACAGCGCGTCCGGCGGGCCTTCCTGCGCGTCCGGCGGGCGCCTACCCCGGCGTCCGGCGGCCCGGCGTCCGGCTATCCGGGCCGGCGGGTTGCCCTTCCGGGCGCGCCTCCGGCGGAAGTCCGGTTCGAACGCCGACTTTCCGGGATGCCGGCGGGCCGGCGGTCGAACCGGCGCCACGAAGCCGCGGACCGCCTCCCGGCGGGCGTCCGGCTTTCCCGGCGTTCGACCGGCGAAAGTTGCGATCGGCATACTGAACATCTGTGGTGTCAAATATTGAGCATTTCGCGAAAAACCCAGGTTAAACGCCGGTTATTCCTGACCCCGGGGAGGGTACCTTCTCGACCGTAACGCAAACGGCTAACGATCTTCAGCACATACAGACCCCGGTAGTACTCCGATCTACTTTGTCGTTCCCCTACCACGATCCTCTCCTCGCTCTGATCCCGTGGGGCCTATTCGCGTTTTTCGCGTCAAGTAGACCCCCCTGCGGACAGGTGTAACGCTCTGACCCCCTCTACAATGCCGACGGGGACGGCATCGTAGCGTTACGTCCCTTGTAACGCCGATTATTCCGCAGCCCTTCGGCGGATTATCGGCGTTCGTTCGTTCGGGATTCAGCGGTTCGGCGATTGTCCCCGTGTAACGTCAACAATCGCCGAGCCGTCGGGGTGGTCGGCGATAACGCAGGCTCGAGGCGGACAATCTCGAGGTTGACGGGTGGCCGAACGGAAAGATGCAGAATCTTACCGCTAAGGGTTGACGGGTGGCGGGGCGCCGCGGTAGTACTCTCTCACCGGCAGCCAGTGAGGCGGCCGGCTTCACCCACGGAGTCAACGTGACCCCCTGCCCCTTCTCTCTCGACGACCTCGACCACGAGGCCACGACCTTCCCCGGCTACGTCGACCGCGGCGACGACCTGAGCCGCCTGCTCGCCCGGCTCCACGACGCGTGGCGCAACGGCGACGACAACGCCGCGGTGACCGCCTCGGCGCTGCTGGCCTACGCTCGGGCGCTCCGCCTCGAAGCGGTGGCGCTCGACGAGGCGCGGCGCGAGCAGGACCGCATCCGCGAGGCCTACGGCGCGGCGCGCTGGACGTGCCACAACTACGTGTACATGCCCGGCCTCACCGACGCCGAACGCGACGAGGCGGCGCAGCTGTTCAACGACGAGGTGGAGTGATGCGCGCCCGCCTCGCCGTGGCGGCCGGTATCGCCGCCGGTCTTCTCGCGGCCGTCGTGGCCCACCTCGGCGGCGTGTTCGCCGCCGACCTCGTGGGCTGGGCGGTCGGCTTCTCCACCTTCTTCTCCCTGCGGGGTGTCAAGTGACCGATCTGGACCTGCTCGGCGCCGAGCTTGCGGCGCTGCTGAACGACGACGGCAACGGGGGCGACCTCGGCTACGCCGAGCACCTCGGCGACGGGGTGCTCGACTCCGGGTGGAGTCGGCGCCGGCTCGATACGAAGCTGCGCGGCGAAGTGCGCATCCTGATCGAGGTGGACGGCGACACGCCGACGGCGGTCGTGGCCACGCTCTGGTACGACGAGGCGGGCGAGCCCGTCGAGGACGAGTGCCACGCCGAGGGGCTCGCCCTCGGCGACGTGGCCGGCATCCGCGCGGCGGTCGACGCCGCCCTCGGGGGTGCGCGATGACCCGGCGGCAGTGGTCGTGCGGCTACACCGCCGCCGGGATGCGCGTCCACCTCGACCTCCGCCGGGACGGCGACGCGGGCACGTTCACCCTGTGGTGCCGGGACGGCGACGAGGCCTACCGCGCCGGCTGCTGGGACTTCACCGATCAGCACGAGGAACTCGGCGCCGCGTTCGACGCGCAGGTGGCGATCGAGGTGCTGCTCCGGGGCGGCGAGGTGGACGAGCCGCCGCGCTGGTTCCCCGCCGCCGTGCTCGGCCTGCACGCGCTGGCCGACCCGATCCGCGACGAGCCCGGTGCCCTCGGCGCGTAGCGCGCTGCTCTCCCGGCGGGACGGTCCTACCCCGTCTCGCCGGCTGCCGATAATCTTTCTTGACGCCGTCCTACCGGGGCGGTAAGTGTTTCTCACCGGCTGCCCGTGAGCCGGCCAACCCCGCACTCTGGAGTCAGCATGCTCCCCAGCTGGATCGTCAACCCTGTCGACGCCGAAACGGCGATCGAGATCACCCTCCTCGTCAGCCCTATGATCGACTTCTCGCAGGTGGAGGACAGCCGCGACGTGTCGGCCTACATCGGCGCGATGGTCGGGGCGTTCCAGTCGAAGCACCGCGACGCCGACTGGAACTGCGAGGACTACCTCTCCGCGATCGAAAGCTTCGTCGCCGCCTACATCGCCGCCGACCCCGTCCACTTCATCCGCGCCTAAGCGCATCACCCCCACCCTCTGGAGTCAACATGAACGCCGACCTCAACACCAACGCCGCCCCCCTCGCCCGCTGGACCCGCCCCGACGGCTCGACCGTCGAGGGCCCCGCGCAGGACCTCATGCGCGACTACGCCGCGGCCGGCTTCGCCGGGCGCCTCGTGGCGGTCGACGCCGCGCCGGCCCCGGTCGCCGCTCCCGCGCCGGCCCTGCGCCCCGGTGTCGACGTCGACCCCGAGGCCGAGCGCCGGATCAAGGCGGCCGAGGCCTTCCTCTCCGCGCGCGGCTTCGCCCCGCCGCCGCCGTGGTTCGCGGCCGGCACGGAGATGCTCCCCGAGGGGCGCGCCACGTTCCGCGGGCTCGCCCGCCGGCACGAGGAGCAGCCCGCCTTCCGGGACGCGGCGGGCGCCGTCATCAGCCAGATCAAGGCCGAGCGCCGGAGCGACGTCCAGCTGGGCGACGCGCGTGCGCTGCGCCTGCTGCCCGACGGCACGCTCACCCGGGGCAAGGCGCCGATCGCGCTGGAGCCGCTCGCGCTCAAGGGCCTGATCTCGCGCTTCCCCAAGGCCTTCCCCGGCGCGTGGTCGTTCCTCTCCCTGCTCGACCCGGCGGCCCGGGCCGAGGCCGTCAACGCGCAGCTGTCCCGGCTGGGCGAGTGGTACGACGACGACGGCCGCAACCTCCGGCTGCGCCTGCGCAACCTCGACGGGCGGTGGCAGGCGTTCGCGGCGGTGTCCCCGAGCTACATGCCCATGGACGCCGACAAGGTGCTGGGCGCCTACGTCGAGACGCTCGACGGGCTCGGCCTGCCCGACCCGCGCGGCGTCGTGGCGTACAACGGTGAGACGACCGACGTCACGATCCGCGCGACGTGGCACGCCCCCCAGAGCTTCCGCCCGAGCGTCGGCGACGTGTTCGAGTCCGGGATCGTCGGCCGCTCGAACGACGCGGGCGGCGGCGCCCACACCGGCGGGAACACGTTCGTCCGCGTGCGCTGCATCAACTGCACGACGCTCGACTTCGGCGATGACGCGTTCCGCCGCGTGCACAAGGGCAGCCGCACGCAGGACCTCACCGCGGTCGGCCTGCGCCGCATCCAGCAGGACGTCGCCGGCCTCGTGAACCAGAGCGGCGAGGCCGCGCGGTACTTCCTCGACTCGTGGGGCGTGCTCCGCGAGACGTCGATCCGCGACGTGTCGATCGGCGGCAAGAAGCACGCCGACCCGAAAGACGCGCTCCGCGCCCTCGTGAAGAGCGGCGAGCTCGACGCCGACGTGGCGCGCGACACCATGGTCGAGGCGCTTCTCCGCGGGTACGACGCCGAGCCCGGCGACACCCTGGCCGACGTGTTCAACGCGGTGACGCGCGCCGCGCACGAGGGGCTCCTCGACGAGATCCAGCGCTGGCGCGTCGAGCGCGCCGCCGGGGCCCTGCTCCCCGTGCTGGTCCAGCGCGCCGAGGCGTAGGCCGCTGCGCGGGGAGGCCTCGCCCTCCCCGCCCTGCGCGCCTGCCGGGGTCCGACCCCCCGGCGCCGAGGCGCGCAGAATAGCCGGCCTCCGCGGGCTTTCTCCGTTGACTCGCCAGTCGACGGCCGGCTATTCTCCGCACCTCGACATACCGCTCCGGTATCGCTATACTCCCCCGACCCCGAGGACCTCACCATGAACGACCGCGCTTTCGGCGCCGCCCTCGACGCCTACCATGACCGCCTCTTCTCGCGCGCCTACGACGGCGACGACCCCGAGCGCCTCCTCGCCGACGAGGCGGCCGCCGTCCTGGCGGGCGCCGGCTACGCCGTCGAGGACGTCCGCGATGACGGCTTCCTCGTCCGCGTGGGCGACCACGTCGTCTGCGTTTCCGAGGACGAGGATCACCCGCGCCGCTGGGAGGTGTCCACGTCCACCCGGCTGTACGCGCAGCGCCTCGGCCGCATCAGCCGCCACCTCGACGGTGACGTGCTCGGCGACTTCCGGCGCGCCACCCGCTCTCTGACCAGCAGCCAGTAAGAAGGAGTCTCCCGATGCTTCCCCTCCCCTCCCCGCAGCACCGCATCCTCTCCGCCATCGTGGGCGTGGCGCACGAGCTCCACCTCGACGCCACGCTCGACTCCGACGGTAGCCGACTCGGCGGTACGATCTACTTCTACCCGGCGGGCCTGTTCGACGCCGTGGCCTCGCTCGCGTACGAGGTGTGCGCCGACGGCGCCCTGCAGCTGAACCTGTACGACGACGACGGCCGCAGCGTCGACGTTCTGGGCGACGACACGCGCACCGGCCGCACCTACGTCGAGATCACCCCCGAGAACGGGCAGCAGGCCGTCGAGGCGGTCTGCAGCCGGCTCGCCGAGATCGTCGGCGTGGACCCGCATATCTACGCAGGCCCCCTTCGCCCCCGAACCTAACGAGGAGTTACGACAATGTCCAGCACCGTATCGAAGTATCGACCCCCCATCCGCACGCGCTCCGGCACCCGGATCGAACGCGCGTGGGCGTACATCCGCGTGGCGCAGACGACCGAGAACGCGAACGACTTCCTGGGCGCGCTCGCCGGCGCGATCGAGTCGTCCGACGGCCTGTTCTTCTCCGACCGGCGCATGGTCCTCGACCGCGTGTTCGAGATCCAGCGCGAGCGCGGGCCGCGCCTCGTGCCTGAGCAGCTGGCCGGAGCGTTCGAAGAATGAGCGCCGCCGTCTGCCTCGGAGCCTGCATTGTCCTGCTCGGCGGGGCATATGCGATCGTCCTCTTCTACGCGTTCACTTCCCCGAAAGCCTCACACGGATGGGATGACAATGACTAAGACCCGCCAGCCTGCCGCCCTCACGCTCACCGTCACCGACTCACACGCGGCGGTCACGCTCGCCGCACCGGGGGCGCCCGGCGTCTCCGTCTCCCGCACCGGCGAGGACGAGCGCACCGCCATCGCCGCCTCGCTCCGCGGCCTCGCGGACACGCTCGAAGCCAACCGGCGCGAGGAGCGCCGAGCCGGCGAGACGACCTGGGTACGCATGTCCATCCTCGTGGACGTTGAGGTGTCGGTTGCCGAGGCCGCCCGGATGCGCGTCTGCGAGGAGCGCGTCAACCGTGGCAGCGTCGACGTCGGCGCCATCGCGGCCGCCGAGGAGTCGCTCCGGATCGCGACGGGCTGGATGGCCACGGCGCTCCACGACAACGACGCGCGCCGCTGGATCGCGTTCGACTGGTCGCCGGTGGACGAGTGCTTCGACGCGATGGAGGACCAGTGAGCACGACGTTCTGGTGCCCGGACGCGCCGACGATGCGCGTGCCCTGCCCCTACTGCGAAGCAGAGGGGAAGCGCTGCGACAGCTACTGCCGCGGCTACGATGAGATGAGCCTCGCCCCCGAGGTGAACCTCTCCAGCGGACACGCCGCGCTCCAGTTGGCCGTGCTCGGCGTCGAGCACGAGGGCGAGCCCTACGGCAAGCTGACCGGCAGCCAGCTATCCGATCTGCTCCAGCGGGCGATGTTCGTCCTCGCCACGGGCAAGCTGGCCGAACTGGTCGAGGCGCCGAGCGAGAGCACCGGCCCGCTCGGTTGCCGGGTGGTCAGCCTCGGCCTTTCCTGCGAGCGGTTGACGAGCACGATGGAGCGGCTCGTCGACCTGTTCGACTACGCCGCCCGCAACCGGCTCGCCGTCCACTACGGTTAGCCGGAGGAGCGCCCCGCCGCGACGATACGCGCGAGGCGCTCGTCGAAGTCCACGTCGACACGGATGGCCGTCTCCTGCACAGAGGCGGCCTTCGTCGCGACCTCCACGAGGCCGCACCGATCGAGGATCAGCTCGGCCGCCTTGAGCCGATCCTTGGGAGTGGTGGCCTCGTCCTGCATCAGGACCACGAGCGTGCCGATGGCCTCGTTCGCGGCGTCTTCGAGCTCCTGGCCGAGCGTGCGCCGGCGAAGCTCGCGGCCCCGCTCGATCGCTCCCTTGATGGCCGGCTCCTCCGCCCAGCCCCACACGATGTGCGGGCGCAGGCGGAGCTTCCGGCTCACCTCGCGCACCGTGTAGCCGGCGCTCAGCAGCTGGACGGCGACGGCCCGGCACTCCGGGTCGTTCGCGAACGCCGTCTGCTGGGCGAGCATCTCCACGACCTCGGCCTCGGCCGCGGCCTCGACGCGAACTGCGCGGGCCGGCGCAGCCGGCGGGGAGAACGAAGGCGCGATGGTCCCGAGTCCGGGGGGAGTAGGGACGACGACGCGAGGGGTTTCGGATTCCGCCATGGAAGCCTCCGCCCCCATCATAACCGGAGCGTCAAGGCTTGCGGGCGCGAGCGTTCCGGCGGGCGACCCGGCTCACCGTCCGGTGGGCGTGGAGCGCGCAGAAGGTACCGCGCGCACCGGGCACCACGAACGCGCCTTCGTTCCGGCACTGGAGCTTGGTCGTCGGCTCGATGAAGTAGCCGCACGGGTACTTCTTCCCGTCCTTCGAGACGCGGCGGCTGACCGTCTCGGGCAGCACGTCCACGTACCAGGGCGGCCGCTCGTTCGTGCGGTCCACGAGGCGCGACTCCATCATCTGGATCATCCGGCGGGCGCCTTCGCCCTCGTGCTCGCGGAGCACCTCGATGGCCGCCTCGACGTGGCGCACCGTGACCGGCCGCCCGAGCAGCACGAGTCCGGCGAGCACGGCGAGCGCGTCGCCCTCCCGGCGTTGCCAGAAGAGCGCGAGCTCGCCGAGCCGCTTGCCGATGCGGACCTCGTAGTGCGCCGGGAGCTTAGGCTTCGAGGACATCGTCGAGGACATGATTATCCACCGCCATGCGGGAGATCTGGTACACGCGGATCGGCGCCCCGTTGATCCGGGCCACCGTCGTCCGGGTCCGGCTCACCTTGCCCTCGGCGGCACCGGTGCGCTCCGTTGCCACGATCCAGCCACGCTCCGTCCAGCGGTCCACGATCTCGTCGATCTGGAACCCTTGCGCTTCCAGCACCTCGCGCAGCGTCGAGGGCAGGATGGCGATGAACCGCCAGTCGTCGCTGTTCTCCCAGGCGCCGGCCCAGCCCTTGCTCGGGATAGCCGGGCTGCCGCTGTGCAACGTCTCGTGCCGTCCCCAGAAGCGGCTCTGGTTCGCCGAGCACCACGACACCGTCTCGATGAACGCAGCGTGCGGACGGTCGCGCTCGACCTCCAGTCGGTGCAGCGCGTCGACCGCGAACGCCATCGGGTCCTCGTCCGGCAGCGGCACGCCGAGGTGGTGGATGATGGTCGACACGACATGCAGCGTGGCGAGGTTGCCACTGTGACGGCGGGACACGGCCGTCTTCGCGAAGCCGGCGTACTGGTCCTTCGTCTCCTTCCAGATGCGGCGAAGCTCGCCGTGCTGGTCCTGCATCCCGATCAGGTACTCCAAGATCTTCCGGCCGAGGTGGCCGTGGTTGTGGAGGATGCCGGTCGTGACCTCTTCCGCCGCTGGTCCACCGACCGCCATGTCCGAGCCCATCGGCTTCCCCATCAGCGACAGGACGCGCGCACGGGTGCCGCCGTCCTGCGAGAAGGACGTGGCCGCGGCCTCACCGGAGGTGAGCATCACCGTGCGCCACGACGCCGTCTGGCGCGTTCCGTCCGGGGCGCCGCGGCCTCGGCCCTGCCCGTTCGCGAAGTCGTAGATGACGTCGCGCACGACACGGGAGTCCTTCGCCCGCTTCGTCTCGTCGAGAATCACCGGCAGGTTGCAGAGGAACCCGCAGAGCCGCTCGATGAAGACCTTCGTGCTGTCCCACGAGTACATCGCCGTCGGCGTGTTGTCGGAGGGCCGCCCCCACACCGAGGCCGCAACGCGCAGCGCCGTGGTCTTCCCGCTCGACGTCTCGCCGTTGAAGTCGACGACGAACGACGGCGCGTTGAACACCTCCAGGAACGGCGCCGCTGCGCTGGCGTAGAGCGCGAGCCACATCGGCGTGAACGGCCGCATGGCCTCCATCGCTTCGAGCCATTCCTCCCACGTTCCGGAGGTGCGCCAGCCCTCGCGGACGCTCTCCAGCCCGAGCGGCGGGGTGAGCTCCACACCTTCGTCCGAGGTGGACATGGTGTAGAAGATCTCCGGCAGGAGGAATCCCTTCACCCCGTTCTGGTCAATCCAGCCCATCCGGCTGGCCGACTGCGCCGCCGTGAGGCGGTGCATGTTCTCCGCCTCGAACTCGGCGAGCCAGTCGATCAGCGCGCCGGCAGAGTTGGACGTGACCGGCACCTCGATGTCGGCGAGGCCGATGAGCTTCTGGCTGGAGAGGCAGACGCCGCGGTCCACCGCGCGCATCGTCCATCCGGCGGGGGTCCGCCACATGAGCAGCCGCTTCGCCGTGCCGGTGAGCACGTCGTGCGTCCGGCCGATGAAGAAGATCGGCGCGGTCGCCACGCGCGTCGTCGAGCTGGACCCATCCGCCAGGACGTTCAGCTTGAACACACCCGTCGGGTCGACGAGGTAGCCGCGCGGAACCCGCAGCGAGTCGAGGTGTCCCGGCTCGATGAGCGCAGGCGGCGGCGCACCTGCCCCCAGCGCCGTGCCGAGGGAGATGAGCGAGTTGTCCTGCACCACCCCGATAACCCGGTCCAGCGACGCACGCCGCCGCTCGATGACGAGCCGCTTCAGCGCCGAGCGCAGCGCCTTCGCGCGCGTGACCTGCCCCGGCAACATCTCGATGACGGCGAGCATGCTGGAGACGGACGCCTCGTCCGCGAGCCACGCATCGGCGATGTTCGACAGCGCGTCCGCGCGTTGGATGGCGGCCCACGCCGCGAGGTGGTTGGCCTTCTCGGTCGACGAGAGCTGGTTCTGCAACACCCGCAGCAGGTCCAGCCCCTGCGATACGGTATCCGGCTTATCGACTTCTTCTGCTGTCTCGTCGAGAGGTTCATTCATGGCGGCGGGCTCGGGGGTAGAGGTTGCCTCGGGGCGCGACGAAGCCCTCGTCCCGGAGTCGGACGATGGCGGTATTGATCGTCGAGCGATTGTAGCGGAGCTTCGGTTCCAACGAACGTAGCGTTTCGCAGGGAGCCCCGGAAGACCACGCATCCACCACGGCGCACAGCACCTGATGGTGAGACTTCCAGGAGTTCCGGACGAGGTCCGCCTCGACGAGGCCGCGGCCCGTTGGCACGATGCCGTTCGCCAAGACACCACGGCGCCGGAGCTCCGCTGTATACAGCCTTACATCTCGCTCAGAAAGTTTGAGCGCATCCGCCACGTCGAGGATAGTGGACGCCTGTCCCCGGCCTGCGCGGCGGCGGACGAAGAAGGAGATACGGAACAGGGTCGCCCCGTCGAACGCGCGAGACTCGCCACCCTGCGGCGGCTCCGGAGTGACGCGAGGGTAGGGCACCTCGGCGCGCTCGCAGTACCGCACCAGCCGCATGTAGAGCCGGCGGGTCGACGTCGGGCCCGGCGCCTCGCCGAGCGCCTCGGCGATCTCCGGGAACTCCATGCCGGCCTTCCGCATCTCGTAGAGGCGGGGGCCGACGGTGTCGGCAGCGGCGCGCAGCCGCTTGTTGATGTTGCTCGCCGAGCAGCCCAGCGCTGCGGCGACCTGCTTCTGCGTCTGACCGGCAGCCAGCAAGGCGCGCACGTTGGCGATCTCGGCCTCCGTCCACGAATACCCGCGGCTTTTCATTCTTCCTCCAGGTGCGAACGCACTTCGTTGATGGCGCGGATGTTGAGGCGGATGAACGCGCGCAGCGCCACGAGTGCCGCGGCTCGGCGTTCCCGGTGGGCGTCCTTGAGCGCGCGCTCGATCATCGCCGCGGTCATCTCGGGGAACGCTGCGGCGTCCCCGTTGTCGAGCCAATCGAAGTACTCGGTGTCTTCGAGCGCGGTGAAGAGGATCTCCACGAGGCTCTCGACTTGATCTTCGTTGAACTGGCAGTCGTCCAGCGTCCAGGGCTTCTCCATGACTACTCCTGCGCGGCTACGCCGTTGGCGATGATCTGCGACGCGCTCTCGCGCGTCATCTGGGCGATGGCGGCGTCGGTGTACCCGAGCGCCTTGAGCATCGCGCCCATCGTCGGGCTGGGCACGAACACCTTGAACGTGGGCTTGGCCGCCTCGACGATGCTGGGCTCGACCTCGACCGGCTCGGCGTCGGTCGCCCCGAGCTCGATGACCGTCCAGCCGGCGGGCACCTTCTTCGGCTTCGTCGGCGTGCCGATGACGACCTGCCCCTCGAACTTGCCCCAGGCCGACAGGACGTGGGTGAGGGTGTTCGCATCCCAGCCGCGGTCCTCCGGCATCACGAGCACCGGCTGGTGCGCGTGCGCCGCTTGGCTGATCGCCATGGCGATGGCGCACGTCACCGTCGCCCACTCCGCACCGGAGAGCGCGGCCCGGAGCTTCTTGCCCGTCAGCAGGCCGAGGCGGAACACCTCCTTCTCGTTCTCGGTGAACTGCATCCCGAAGGTCCAGTTGGTCGGGAGGTAGGCCTGCACCCGCGCGACGAACGCCGCGGCCACTCGCTTGAGAAGCTCGGCGACGATGTCCTCCAGCGACCCCTTCATGTCCTTGTAGGTCGTGCTCTCCCGCGCCATCTCGGCCGCGGTGTCGCGCGCCTTCTTCAGGCTTGCCCACCGGTCGGCGAGGTTCCGGAGCCGGAGGTACTCCTCCTGCGCCGCCTGCGCCTGCGCTTCGAGCGCCTCGGCATCAATCTCCAGCATCTCCTTCAGCGTCTCCAGCTCGACCAGCGCTTCGTTCAGCTGCGTGTGCAGCGTGACGAGGTCGACGCTCGGCGTCACGGGAGGGGCCACCATCGCGGCGGCCTGCTGCTGGTAGAACGCACCGCACATCTCGATGTGCGCCTTGCCCACCGGGCTGGAGCAGAGCGGGCAGCTGTCGACGCCACGCTCGACGGCGAAGCTCGCCGCGTACGCCATCGACTCGTAGAACTTCCGCTCGAACGTGTTCGGCTGCGGCGCAGGCGCAACGGCCGGCGCGTTGACCTTCTCCCCCAGGCTCCGTACTTTCAACAGCAGCGCCTCCTCGCGGCGCCGCGCATCCTGTACGGCGGACAGCCGGTTGCCGAGCAGGGTCATCTGCCACTTGGCGCCGTTGATGTCTTCCTCGGTGGGGCAGGCGTCGAGGTCGTCCGTCAGCGAGGTGAGCAGCGACTCGGCGCCGGCCGCCTCCTTCGAGGCCTCCCGCTGCCGCTTGCCGACGTACTCCAGCGTCGCGAGCAGCGCGTCGACCGGGGCCATCTTGCGGCCCACGGCGGCGCTGATGTCCTCGAACTTGCTCCGGTAGACGCCGGGCACCATCTCCAGCACGTCGCCCATCGTGACGTCGGTGGCGGCCCAGGCGAGGAACGCCTTGCGCGCCGTGGCCGGGCTGCCTTCGAGCACGTCCCGCACCTGCTGCAACGGCAGCATCGCCGGCGCGCCGGTGTCGTGCGCGGGCCGCCCGCCGTCCTTCGCGGTGAAGACGTAGTCGTCGCCGGTCGAGGTGCGTGCGTGGATGCTCAGCCGCTCCGCGCTGACCATGCTCATGAGCAGGCCGCTGTCCTTCACGCCGGTGCGCCCGACGAGATCGTCGGCGCTGCCGACCAGCGCGAGCTGAAGGCTCTGCTGGATGGCGCTCTTGCCCGAGCCGTTCGGCCCGACGATCAGCGTCTTCGGTCCGAGCTCGACGTTCTTCGGCTTTCCGTCGGGCGTCTTGAGGTTCGTGGTGATGCGTTCGACGTAGGGGTACGTCGCGGCGGCGGCAGTCTTCTTGGGGGGCATCGGGTTCTCCGTGGCGGCGAGCACAGTCTCGACCGCACATCCCCCTCTTAGTGTACTTGTACCGGAACGTCAAGTGTGGAACACTAACATTCCGGTGTCTTGCCACCCGTCACTGCCGGTGTCGATTACATCGACGATGGCGCGCACCTCGTTCGTCTCGGGGTCCCATGCGACGGCAGGCTTCTGCGCGTTGATGAACCCGCGGATCAGCGCCTGCGTCGCCGAACCCACGGCCGGCAGGTCGAAGTGCGCCACGGGCACGACGATGACGGAGAACAGCGGCGCGCCGTCCCAGGACTCGGCGAACGGCACATCACGCACCCAGTGGTTCCAGCCACCGAGCGCCCGGCTGCGCTTCAAGTAGTCGTCTCGTCCGGCGACGACGGTGGCCTGCCACACCGTCGAGACGTGCTCGACCCAGCTGTCGATGACGTCGTCCGGCACCGCCTTGGCGTGCGCGAGGAAGATGCTCATGGCTACCTCCCCAGGATGGCGGCTGTGCCGCGAAACGGCGCCGAGAACGGCGTCGGTGGAAGGCGCACGGGGTTGTCGCACGTATCGCAGACACGCACGGATCCCCATGGGATCGTCGTCAACGACGTAACCTCCTCGTAGAGTGGCGTCTCGCAGATCGTGCATTCAATGTCGAGCGACCGCGTCTTCACGCGCACCGCACGGGGAACTCCGGGCCTCATGCTTTCTCCCAGTAGACTGTCGACCCACGTCGATAGTGCTGCAAGTTTTCTCGAGCTTCTTCCGTCGTAAAGTGCGCGTCTCGAAACGTCAGGTAGTTGTTCGGCACCAGCGCGAACTGACCAGCATCCAGCAGCACGAGGTTCAACGGCTTGTGCTCTTGCGGGTAACGAGAGAACCCGTCTGCCCAGTCCACGACAAGACCCGTGTGTCTGCCCGCGGCCTCGATGGGCTCGTGTACCGCGCACGACAGCCCGTGTAGGTAGCGTGAGGACCAGACCACCGTGTCGGCGCCCATCGCCCCCCACGGCATGAGCTGCTCGGCCGAGAAGCGGAAGTCCGACGTGAACGACAGGGCGTGCAGCGGAAGACCGCTCCAGTTCGCGCCGGATTCCAGCAACACATGGCACAGCAGCACCTGGGATTCGCGCGCGTAGACACCGTGCCAGATGCCGGGCGTCACTCCGACCGGCATGGTCGGGCCGAGAAAGCGATTGTCCACGTTCACGTAGATGTGATGCGGCAAGTTCGCATGAGGGCTGCTCATTTCCGATCTCGAACAGCGCGGCGCATCTGCTTGTTCTCCTCGCGTACCGTCTCAAGGTAGGCAAGACCCTCGCGCAGAAGCGTTTGCACTTCGTCCTCCGACGCTTCCGATCGGTTCTTCACGCGCCACGCCAGACGGCGCATGACGCGCTGCGCCTTGTCGATGGCGGGACACGTCCACCCAGGAACCTCGGTCATGGCTCCCCCTCGCGGCGGTGCTCGCCTCGTTCGATGCAGTCCGCCGCGTCCAGCAGCGCGGCGCTCTCACGTTGCTGCCCACACAGTCGGCAGTCCTGCGCTGCGTCGAGCAGCCACGCCACCACGGCGGCGCGCTCCCCGCGCAGGCGCTTGTTCTCGGCGCGCAGCCGCGCAATCTTGGCGTGCAGCTCGGTGTTCTCGCGCTCAGCATCGCGCCAAGCAGACAGCCGTGCTTCTGCGAGTTCCGCATCGGTCATCGCTCCTCCTGCTGCCGGATGCGGCGTTCGATTTCGAAGTCGAGGTACTCGCGCGCCTTTTCCAAGTCCCCGAGCAGCGTGTTCTTGTCCTTCTTCCCCGCGCGACAGATGTACTTCACCACGTTGCCGAGGTTGAAGTTCAAGTCCCACGCTTCGATCACCTTGATCGCCTCGTAGGGGTTCTCCGCACCGCCGTAGTGCGCGGGGTGATGGGTCGCTTCACGGGCGGCGAGGCCGGCGAGGCCGTCGTGTTCGTGGTGACTCATGGCCAGTTCAGGACGCGCCGAGCCAGCGCGCAGATGAGCTCGATCAGGAAGTTCATGGGGGCCTCGGAGTGACGCTGAATAATCTGTATCAGCGCCTTACCGCAGCGTCAAGCTTCCTTGAGGTTCCTTCCGACGCTCGCCTCAGCGGTCAGCGGGACTTCCCAGCCAGGAACGCGCACGGTCATGCACTCCTCGACCTGCTTCCGGTACGCCTCCAGCTCGGCCGGTAGGGCCTCGCCCTTCTTCGGCTTCCAGCTCGCCAGTCCCGGCGGCGCCTCGATCTCGATGGCGATGGAGTCGTGGCACTGGTGGATGAGGCCCGTCCGCTTGCCGAGGTTCCACGGGAACGCATGAATGAGCGTCTGCTCGGCGAGCCGCATGATGCTCGTCTCGGCGGCGAGGATGGGGAAGTTGACCACCTCGTTCTTCTTGCCGTCGGAGAGGCCACCCGAGCGGCGACCGAGCACCGGCTCCTCCATGAAGCCCTGATGCCGATACACCGACAGCATTGTCTCCCAGGCCGTCATCCACTCCGGCTCGTTCTTGAGCCACGTCTCGTGGAAGTGACGCACCTCCTTCGAGGTCATGTGCAGGTACGGCATCTCGCCGTTGTCCGACTCGGTCGACGTGAGCACCTGCCAGACCGTCAGCGGGTCTGCCCAGTAGATTGAGGCGTAGCGGAACGTCTTCATGACGTCGCGCATCGCCTTCGCCATGCCGCCGTTCGGCTTCTTGTAGAGGCTGAAGCCGTCCGTCCCCCAGCCGTCGGCGCTCTTGAACTTGTCGCCGAACACCTGATACGCGAGCGTGTTGTGCGGGTCCTTCCCCTCGCTGAAGCATTCGAGCAGGAGCGGGATGCGCCAGTAGTTCGCCGTGATGCGAAGGTGCGCTTGGTCGAGGTCGGCGCCGACGAGCAGGTGCCCCGGCTCCGCGGCGAAGAGCGTCTTGAGCTTGCCCTGCCCCTTGCGGCTGCCGATGTTCTGGAGGTTCGGGCCGGACGATGACAGCCGGCCCGGCGCTGTGACGTGAGCGTTCCAGGTGGAGCGCACCCGCCCGTCCGCATGCCAGATGACGCCCTTCTTCGGGTCGTGCGCGGCGAGGTTCAACGGGAGCAGCACGGTGCCCAGGATCTTGTTCTTCTCGCGCCGGTACAGGCGAAGCTCGCGGATGAACGCTTCCTGATCGGGGGATAGCCGGCCGCCTGCGAGGTGGCCGCGCAGCACCTTGTCGCCGGTGCCGGGCATCCCGGACATCGTGTAGAAGTCGCGCGCCTCCATGTTCGGCGGGATGCCGAGCTTCCACTCTTCGTAGAGCAGGTCGCGGATCTGATCGGCGCTGCCGGGCGCGATGCCCGCCGTCTCGCCGTCGCCCTCGTCGTTCGCGCCCGCGCTCTTAAGGTCGAGCTTTCCGACGCCCGCCGCTACGGCGAGCTCCGACAGCCGCTTCTCTCGCTTCACGACCGAGGCCCGCGTCTCCATCTCCATCTGGAAGCGCGCCTCCTGGTCGACGTAGACGCCAATCTTGTGGAGGTTGACGCACATGTCCTGCGTCGCGTGGTCGACCTCGTGCAGGTCCCAGCGACGGCTTTCCCAGCCCACCGGGCGCAGCGCCTCGGGCAGGTCCCGGAACGCACCGGCTATCTCCGCCGCGTCCATCAGCGGCACCACGATGCGCGCGTTGACCGCCGAGTCGGTGCAGTTGTACGCGAGCCGGTCCCAGTCGTCGACGTTGCCGAAGGCGAGGCTCTCGCCCTTCTCCGTCGTCTCCCAGCGGTCGACGTCGGTGAGCACCGAGCCCACGACCTTCAGCCCCTTCGGAAGCTCCGGCGCCCGGAACCGCGCTGCGAAGAGCGTGTCGATGATCGGCATCGGTGTGACGCCGAGCCACTGCTCGACGACCTGCCGGTCGTAGTACCCGGCGTTGTGCCCGACCTTCACCTTCGACGTGTCGAGGAAGAAGTGGCGCAGGATGTCGAGGATGCGCGCCTCGTCGGCGGCGTCGTAGTACCGCGTGAACCCGTCGCCGCTCAGGATGTTGAGCCCCATCACCTCGCAGCGCGTCGCTTCCTCTTGGCCGGGCCGCAGCGCGCGCCCCGCGGCGTTGAGGTCCGGGTGCGCGATGGCGATGGAGCGCACCGCGCACACCAGCGACTCGATGCCGTCCGTCTCCAAGTCGTAGGCCCAGAAGGGCGCGGGCCGCGCCAGGAACGCTTCCAGCTCGTCCGGCGTCGGGTTGAAGGTACGGACCGGCTCGGTCCATCGAAGCGCCCCAGAGAACCAGCGGAGGGCCTTCCCGAGGTCCGCATGTAGGACGTGGCGCCAACCCGGCGAGCGCTGCACGAAGCTCGGATGCAGGATGGGGAACACCTTGCGCACCGCGCCGTCGGGGATCGCCTCGCCCGCGAGCGGCGTCTCCAGCAGCGCGCCATAGCTCTCGTTCACCCAGACCGGCCCGCCCCGCAGCGAGAAGATGGACTGTGCCTTGCCGGTGAGCGAGTTGGCCGCGACTCGGCCCATCGCAACGATGTTCTCGTAGCGGTCGGCTTCAGCCAGTAGACGGGGCCTACAGCATGTGATAGGGTCCGGGATGCCGGGCAGGCCCTGCGCGAGAAGGCGCCGGTTCTCCTTGTCGAGCGACTTGTTGAGCTTCTCCCAGGCGTTCTGCTGCGTGCCGGCCGAGCATGCGACGACGTGCGTGAGGTCGATGTCGGTGCGCTTGAAGCCGACGGCGAGGAGCGCGTTGTTCCACTCGGCGCCGGACCGACCGGAGAGGGGCCGCCCGTTGTTGGCGTCCTCGACGTGCGGCATCTCGGCGACGGCGAGGATGGTCGCGCCGGCGTGCTTCTCCGGCGGGACGGGCTGCCAGTGACCGTCGCGATACTCGCCCTTCGGGCCGAGGGGACACTCGTTGCAGCGGGCGCCGCAGGTGCGGGGATCGTAGCTCATACTCCGGGCGTAACTTGACGCCGTGGTATGCGCCAGCCGTCAGCGGCGGAAGTCGGCGTCCTCGTCCTTGTCTTCGTCACGATCGACCGTGCTGTTCAACCGAGCCGCCAGCGCGCGCATCTTCTCCGGGTTGGCAGTCAGGTCGCGCATCTCCTTCGCCAGCGCCGTGTCCTGCGTCTCGTTGGCGTAGTCGCGGAGCGCGTCTTGTGCGGCGTTGATGCCGACGTCGTAACTGATGTTGCGGGCCGCCGGCCCGTACGCCTTCGCCGTCTGAAGCGCGCGGCCCGCGCTGGACTTCGACAGCAGGATCTGCGGCGGCGGCTGATTCAGTCGCTGCGACGTGGCGGCTTCCAGTAGCCCCAGCGCGACCTTGGCCGCGCCCTCCTTCGTGCGCCCCTGCCGGGCGTCGGTGAGGCCCTCGGCGACGTACATCCCCGCGCTCAACGCACCCGCGCCGAGAGCCGCCGTGCCGGCGATCGGCGCACCCGCGACAGACGCGACACCGAGCCCGATCGCCCCGAGCCCCGCGTAGTCGCCGACGGACCGGAGGAGCTTTTGCGTCTCCGCCTCGATCGTCGGGGGCAGTTTCAGGCTGGGGCTCGCCGCTGCGTTGTCCTGCAGCGCGCGCCGCATCCCGTCCTTTCGCTCGAAGTAGTCGTCGGTCGGCATCGTCCGACTATATCACTTCGCTGGATAGAACACGACGACGGCGCTCGGGAACGGCGCGCTGTTGGTCGCGGTCCCGAACCTCAAGCGGCCGCGGATGAACGTGACCTTGCCCTTTGCCGCGTAGTCGTGCCACCACGCGGTATCGGTACGCGCCGGGACGAGGCAGACCACCGTGGCGCCCTTGAGGCTCTCCTCGTACGCCTTCTGCATCCAGCGCCCGATCTCACGGCCGTAGGGCGGATTCATCCAGCACCGGTTCGGAGCCCATTCCTGGAAGAGTCCGTTGTCCTGCTCGCTGAAGTAGCGCCAGCACTTCGCGTTCTGCGCATCCGCGCACACGTCCAGCTCGAACCGGAAGTGTGCGTCCCACTCGTCGAAGAACGCCTGCGGCGTCGCCCACTGGTCGGTCGCCGACGAGAACATGACATCGGTGTTCATGACGCTCCCGTATCTCTACCGGGGCGTCATGGCAACTCTACCGCAGCGTCATGCCAAGCGCCTACTTCTTGGCAGCGGCGTCGGATTCCCGCGCCTTGTGCTTGAGGCTCTGAAGGTACTTGTAGTAGTCGCCCTTCTCCTCGACACCGGGCGGCGGGCCCTTCTTGTGGTCGAGCGGCGCAGGCTTGATCTGCTGCGGGACAGGTGCGTTGAGAGGCTTCGCCGCCATGGGAGCTCCTACTTCTTCTGGTTCTTCAGCGCCTTGGCGACGCCCGGCAGCTCGGGTGGAATCACCCGCGGCTGCACGCCGAAGCGGCTCAGATTCTCCATGTCCTCCTTGCGAGCAGACGCACGCATCTGCTCCAGGAGGCTGTGGTAGTTCTGCTCCGCCGTCGCCATGCTACATCTTCGCCGGGCCGGCGGAGTAGCGCTGCTTCAGCAGGTAGATGTCGGTGAGGTGCTTCGTCGACAGCCCCGAGAGGAAGTTCGACAGGCCGCCCGGGTATGGACAGTCGCTGCCCTCGACCGCGGCGTTCGCCTTCTCGGCGAGGTCCATGATCATCTCGGCGATGGCGAGCGGGCTCTGGCCGCGCGCGACACTGTTGATCTTCTCGGACGCCGCAGCCCAGGCCTTGATCGGGTCGAGTTTGTCGGCCCCGTAGTGCCCGGCGATGATCTCCGCGAGGCCATCAATGTCCTCCGGCATCGCGCCGTAGAGGCGAGCGAAGAGCTCGTGGTCGCCATTGAACGGCTGGCCCTTGGCCTGCCAGTGAAGCGTCCAGTAGAGGTGGTGCGCTGCGCGAAGACCGGCCCAGAGCTCAAGGAGAACAGGAAGCATGACCGCCTCAGAACAGCACGAGTATATCAAGCATTATCCAAAACGTAAACGCCCCGCCAAGCCGTGAGGCCTGACGGGGCGTCGCAGAGCTCTACGGCTTAGCGGGTGACGCCGACCGAGGGCGGGGGCGGAAGCCGGAGGCCGCCGGCCGGAGCCGGAGCGACCGCCTGCACCGGGGCGCCGACCACCGCCGAGGGGGCGGCGGGGATAGCGCCCGGAACCACCGGCGCGCTGGTGCGCACCGCACCGGCCGCGTCGCGCGACACGGGCTTGGTGCCGGAGGCCACCGCCTTCTCGTACTGCTCCTTCGTGAGGAACTTGTTGATGCGGGCGTAGCTGCCCTGGACGCCCTGCTGGCCGGGGACGAACTCGACGTACGCCTTGCGGCCGCCGTTCGTCGCCGACACGAACCACGCATCGCTGATCTCGCCGCCCTCGATCTCCTCGTTCGTGAAGCCGAAGGAGGCGAGGATGGTCTTCAGCGCCGCGATGCGGCCCTTGAAGGACTTCTCGGGGAGGCCGTCCACCGGGAGGTGAACGAACTCAAACATCTTGAACCCGTTCGGGAACTCGACGTGGAAGCGGCGGGCATCGGCCTTGTCACCGGCCTTCTGCTCGACCTGGAGGCCGGACACCTCGTAGTAGCCGGCTTCGGGCTGGGAGGAACCGAGGGTGGACACGCCCTTGAAGTGGGCGCCATTGATGTTGAACGACATGATGAACTCCGGGGTTGTGGTCAGTTGAGAGGGGCAGAGACAGAGCTATTGGTCGGGGGCGGCACAGGCACACCGTTCCCCTTCTTCGGCTCTTCCTTTGGCGTCAGGTCGAAGAGGTTCCTCGCCTTCCGCTTCCGGAACGTAGCGCGGGCAATACCGTCCTGGCAAGCCCACCGAAGATGAATCTGCTGCGTTCCGTCGGAGAACCGAGGATGCTCCACAGAAATCTTCTTGATCGAGCCGGGGACGTCGCCGGACTCGACAATGAGATCGGCGAGCTCGTCGGCGACGTCGTCCTGCCATTCGAGGCCCGGCACGCGAGCGAGCGCGTAGCCGCCCGCCGACGCGCGCAGGATCTCACGCAGGTTCCCCGGCGTCTTCGCCCAGCACACACCCGTGCGGTCGCCCGTCACCCACTCGGGGTTCGTGGGATCGCAGAAGTACACGCCAGGGAACCACGGGTCGGGGTAGGTCGAGTCGACCATCGCGCGCACGTTGATGTCGCACCAGGACGGCAACGTCTCCACCTGATTGCGGCTCGGCACGTTCGGGCCGCCGGGGCAGAAGAACCCGTCGGCGTTGGTGCCGGGCATGCGCTCATGGAACGTGAACGCCAGATGGACGCCCATGTGCCGCGCCAGACCCGAGAGCATGAGGAGGTACTTGTTCAACTGCTGAAAGGCGTAGAACTTGTCCTTCTTGCCGCTCTTGCCCGCCGGTGCTTCTTCGTTCCAGACCATCATGCTGCGGTCGCAGATGTGGCTGGCGTCGTCGATCACGATGGCGCCGTACTGCTTCGCCATCCCGGTGCGGCTGACGTAGTCGAGCAGGCCGACCAGCTCGGGCAACGTCTGCGGCGGTTCGGGATGCACGGCCGGCGTGAATCCAAGTTCATTCTGCGCAACGAGGGTGATGGCACTCGGCACCCCGATGCACAGCGCAGTCGGGAAGGCCGCGAGCACATCGCTCGTCTTCTTCTTCTTCGGTTTACCGTAGACCGTCACCATGACGGTCGGATTGTCGGACATGTGGTGGTACTCCGGTCCTGGGTCGACCTCGCCGCGCGGACCGCGACACGGCGAGGCCATTCCCTCACGCCCGCGGGCCGAGGGAACAAAGGTTGAGCCCGGCACAGGCTCCATACCGTCCATAGCACGAGAGCTCATTCTGCGCCTTCGGCCACTCCCACGGATTCTGCGTGAGGTCCAGCTGCGCGATCTGATGCTCGGCCCACCAGAGCCACTGCGCGAAGTGCGCGTCTCGGTGCGGCGTGGAAGGAACCTGCTCGCGCGCGACGACGCCGGGCTGGGTAGAGCTGATGAGGTTCAGGGTCAGCCCGCCAAACGCTTCGCCGTAGAGCTGGCGTCCCATGATGCGGAACGCGGCGAACCCGCCGTCGATGGCGTAGGCCGAAGCGCTGCTCTTCGCGTTCACAGACGCCTGATGTTTATGGTCCCAAATGTAGTAGCGTCCTGATCTATCCCGCGTTACGAGATCGATGCGGCGAGTGAGCGTGATGGGACGCCCGTGCTCTGCGTGGTCCGGCATGCACAGCGGTGTCACCTCGATGCTGGCACCGTCGAGGCTCCGCCACTCGCCGCCTACCTCCTCCCCGACCCACAGCCCGAACTGGTCGCGCAGCTTTCCCAGCACCGCCGTGACGGGCGCCTCCACCGCGATGACGTCGCCGGGCGACTCGGGGAACTTCGCCAGATAGGCGTGGAACACTTTCAGCATCTGCGGCAGGAGCTCGGAGCTGCCGTACTTGTCGCACCACGCCGCAGCAGCGTCCTCGGGCTCCAGGAAGACCGAGGGGTCGGTGTAGAGGGCCTCGTCGACCACGACACCCTGCGGCTGCGCCGCGCCCCAGATGGCGTGCAGGTGCGCCTGCAACGTGTGACCGATGCTGCCCTTCGCCAGCGCCTCGATCGGCGGAGACAGGTCGGGCGCGCCGCCCTCCTCGGGCGACAGGTCGCGCAGCCGGTACAGGTACGCGAAGAGCTGGGGGCACTTCGCGAAGTTGCCGATGCGGCTCCAGCCGCGGCTCGACTTGCCCGCATCAATGAGCATCTTCATTCGCCGTCATCCTCTGCGTCGAAGACAACGAGCTTCGACACGACGTCATCCACGATGGCTTCACGGTCTTCCATGCCGAGCAGCTTCTCGCCCATGCCGACAAGCTCGTCGGCGGCAAGGAACTGCTCGATGGGACCGAACTTGTCGGTCAAGATCTCGACGACCCGTTCATCGTAGGTCGAAGAGGCGACGACGACCTTCAGCAGCGTGGCCCGCCCACCATGCCGGTCGAACCGGCCACGCCACTGAAGGAAGTCACCGGGCTTCCAGGGGAGCATCGCGAAGATGGCAAGGTCCGCCGTCTGCATACCGTCGACCGCGATTCCGAAGGCCTGCCCCGTACCGATGAGACAGCAAGGGCCTGCGCTATTCCGAAACCCGTCGATCATGTCGTTGCGCTCGGACTCGCTTACGCCGCCGTGCCCAACCCAGACGACCGCACCATCTACGCCCTCGCCGGAGGAGACGGCCTTGCGGATCGCCTCGCCCCAGCGCTCTGCTTCCCGGCGGCGTGCAGTGAACACGATGACCTTGCCGCCACCCTTCAGCCCCTCAAGGGCCTCCGCAACGACATAGCCACGCTTTCGGCTGCACGCCTCCGCGAGACGCGCCTCGATGAGACGTTCTCGCGCCGGCACATCCTCATACTCCCCGCGGGCCTGCCGTGCAAGCTGTTTGATAGCTTGATCGAAAGTTTGTGCGTCGTCGTAGCGCTCGGCCTTGTCCTGCGCGGACACCGGCAGGTAGACGACCTGAACGCGCGTCGGTGGCAGGCTGGAGTGGCTCTCGCTGTAGGGCACCTCGTGCGTGAAGAACGAGCACCGGGCCCGAAGCTCCTCGATGTTGCTGCTGCCCTTGTCGTCGAGGCCGCCGTAGGGGTTCGTCACGGCGTCGCAGTACCGCGAGGCGAAGTTGCGGTAGCTGTGGGCGAACCCGCCCGGCGTGAGCAGGTCCAGCTGCGACCAGAGCCGCCGCGGGCGCCCGTCGTCCAGCGGCGTCGCCGTGAGGCCCACGCGCAGCTGGAGGCTGCTCAGACGGCTCACGTCCATGATGGCGACGGCCCATGCGTCCTTGTCGCCGGACGCCGTCTGGCGTCGGTGGAAGCCCACCGAGCCGTCGGTCTGCTGCACGGCCTTCCAGCGCTTCGACTGCCCGTGGATGTGGAGCTCGTCGAGGATGAGCACCGACGGCGCGAGGCGCTTGATGAACTCGATGTTGTCGTTGAGACTCTCGGCTCCGACCACCACGAAGCGACGCTGCATGGCGGACTCGCAGTGCGCGACGTACTGGTCCCAGGTCATGTCGCCCTTGCGACGTTCGCTGTCAGGAAGCAGCCGCCAAGGCAGAATATTCGTGTATTGTTGGGTTTGTGTCCACCAGACGTGGCGCGCCTTGGCGGGACAGATTACGAGGACGGTGCCCCGTCGTGTGAGTGAATCAATCAGAGCGCCGACGGTCTTGCCGCTGCCGCAGGGCCAGATGTTCATGACCCAGGGCCGCGTGCTGGCCCAGGCCGCGCTGCGCTTCTGGTAGGGCGTCGCCATCCGGGCGACGTGCGGCTTGAGCTCGTTGCTCGCCACCTCTGCGTCGAGGATGTTGCGGCCCACGTCTTCCATGCGCTCCAGATCGTCCGGCGCCTGCGGCCACGGATGGACGAAGTCGGCGCCGTGCGCTGCCTGCGCCGACCAGCCCTGCACGCCCCAGCCCGCGAGGAAGTGCTCGACGAGGAACGCCGCGTGGACGGGAGCGTAGATGTCGATGTGCGTCGGCTCCCCGTTGGTAGGCCACTCGTTCTTCGTGAGGCGGTACTTCTCGCGCCCGCGCACGGCCCAGGCGAGGACGCCGGGGATGTGCTGTTCGAGCGCGGTGGCGTAGGGGGCGTGCTGCGGGTCGGGCAGCTTGTAGCGGTAGTGGGGCTGGTCCCACATGGGAGTCTCCGGGGGTGGGTCGAGCGTAGCGTGGCGTTACCGCAGCGTCAAGGAAAGTTGACGGCGTGGTTCGACGCCGTTAGCATCTACCCGTGGCGCACCTGCGTCGCAGGAGGTCCCCATGCATACGGCACCGACGTCTTCGTGCGTCATCAATCCCGAAACCGACCCGTTCATCCGTCTGATTGAGCAGCACCGAAAGGCCCGTCACTGGAGCTTCGCCGAGCTTGCTCGCCGCGGCGGCCTCACGCAGCCCGAGGTGTCTCGCGTCGTCCACGGCATCCGCATGCCGACGCTGCGGCATGTTCGCGGGTTTGCGCTCGCCTTCGCTTCGACTCCGTCCAGCACCATGAACGAGCCCACCACGCCGGCGGAGTGGATCGCTATGCTCGTCGACCTTGCGGAGGACGCACGCATGTCCGTGCGGACGAAGGATGAGTAGGCGGCAGCGCAACGCGCGCATTGATGAGCTGGCCGACGAGTTCGACATTGAGATTCTGCGGATGGAGCCGGCCGATGTGTACGACCCGGCTGTCATCGGATTCGCACACGACCCGTCAGATGCAGTGACGCGGCTCGTGTACGACTGCGACCGCGTCATCGCCCAGGCCGTTGCGTTCGAGGGCATGAGTTACGAGGATGCCGTCGAGTGGCACGAGTTCAACACGTTCTGCGCGTACATGGGGCCTGCCACGCCCATCTTCCTTCAGCGTTTTTTAATCGAGGACGTCGCGGACGAAGTGCGCAGTGAGCCGCGAGAGACGTCGGAGAAGCTCGCGCCGCTCGTCGCGGTCGAGTCGGACGACACCGTTGTTGGCGTCCCGGTGTAGCGCTCGGTTCAACACCGAGACGATCTCGCCCGCCTCACGGGCGAGCTCCATGACTTCCATCGGCGTCAACGTCATGCGGGTTAGACGTCCTCAACCCAGATGATGGATGCGCTCACGTCACTCGCATTGACGCTGTAGGCGGTGATGGTCAGCGTGTCCCCGGTCTGCAAGAACAGGTCGAGGTCCGTCACGGATTCCGTCTCGTTGCCTGTCTTCGCCACCGAGAAGGCATACACCTGCGTGCCGTTTCCGAGCGTAAGCGCGGTGGCCGCAGA